GACATTAATGGTTTATTTAAATGTAATATATTGTCAGTTTTATACGATATGGTGTTATTATCAATTAATACTCCATTTATTTTAGAAAATACTTTATGTATATTATCTGGGTCATCAGATTCTAATTCTATTTTAATTGTTTCACATTTTTTATCTGTACCAAATTTTATAGCTATTTCTTTAAGTTTATTTTTTATGTTATACAATAAAATTTCTCTACACACTATACAATCTACAATACCAAGTATATTGTTGTTATTATCAAGCAGAGTTAAATTGTAAACAGGTATCATTTTATTATATCTCCTTAATATTTTCTAATAAATTTAATAAAATCACTAGCATAGAATGATAAATGTCTATGTATATACGTAACTATTCCATTATAGTTAGTATTTATATTATCAAATATATTAATAAAGGTTTTATTTCTATTTAGATAAAGATATAATCCAAATGCTGTATATATTAAATCTTCAGACCTCATATAATATGGATCATCATTGTATTCACTCTCTTCATCCGTTTTTTTACTCATATCTACGATCTTTTTTATGCTTGATTCATCTAAATCTAATCCATGACGTGTTAAAAATAACAATAACGATAACAAAGGTAAATTACTATATAAAATACAATCACCTTTATATGAAATAGTTTTATCATATATTTCTACTCCATCTATTTTGGAAAATACTTTATATATATTTTTTGGATCATCTGATTCTAATTCTATTATTGCCGAATCATAGTAAGATGCACTTAAACTGTCTATTAATAATTCTCTACAACTAATTAATGTAAAAATTCTTTGACTACTACGAGTGTTAATAATTAGATTATATATATATGCCATATTACTGATCCTTTAGTATTATAATATTTTCAATACCTAACATACCAAAATTGTAGTCAAATTTATCAGAAACCGATATAATCAAATGTTTTCCTGATATATAACAATACCTAATTCCAGGAATATTTACATCTATATTCACTTGAACACCACGATCATTTTCGGGTATTTTTTTATTTTTAATAATATCTGATAAATTTACTTTACCGCTTGAATGTACATTTCCACAATTTTTTGTTACCATGTTTTTAAAATTAGTTAATAAGTCATCTGGAAAATCTTCTTTTTCATTGCAACATGGTTTCACGTTATGTAATAAATGTGATACATCAACACTTTCATCTAATAAAAATGTACATTTAATAAATGAAATAAATGATTCACTATATTTATCTGTTAATTTATCTTTTCTATAAAATTTACTATTGGAATGTATAAATGCCCCTAATAAGTGATTTAAAGATTTAAACCATACAATTTTACCTTCACTAGTTATAGAAAAAACTGTACAATTATTTTCATTAATAACATTTTTACTGGGGACAAATAAAATATAAGATGTATTTATTCCATCTTTTTCTGAATATACTATAATATCCTTGGAAACATCATATAAAAATCTACCCTCTTTATTGTTTGAAACTTCTAAGAACTTTTTTATTTTACTTTCTGGAAATATACTTGCAGCATTTTCAATGCTTGGTATTTGTATTTTTATATTTCCATATAAATTCTCTACGTAGGCTATTATACTATCTTCTTTTGGTTTTATATAATATGAAATTAAATTTTCTTCAATTTCCCTTGCTAAAGAAATTAATAATGGGCTAGTAACTGAATTAGTGTAATAAGTCTGCATCACCTATCTCCCTTCCTTTTGGGGTTATTTTAATTAATTTTTTATATAATAATACGGGTTCAATATCTCTTACAATAGTTGCTTTATCTATATGCGTACAATTAGATATATTTACTAAAGAACTTCTTTTAACTTCCTTTAAATAGTTTAGATACCTAATATGGTATTCTGTTAATCCATTATCTATCCTTAAAATATTTATAATATAATTTACTAATTCATTCTCATCTTTTGGAATACCGTATATCCTAAAAATATTAATCAATCTTTGACATATTTGTTTTATAATTCTAGGATTTCCTATTCCATTTTCTGTTATTATTTCTATTTGTTTACTAGATAATTTTATACCAAAATTATTAAAAATATTATTTACATATAGAGATAATTCCTCTTTCGTGTATTCTTCAAAGATGAACTGAATACACCTATTTACTAAAGGTTCTTTTAATTCACCAGATTCATTACTTGCCAATAAAAAAGTAAATAATTTTGAATCCATGTGAGGGTATAATAATTCAGGTTGTTTTAGTGTATGCACCTCATCTATAAAATGTATTCTATATGATAGAACCAAATTTATTTTTCCAGCATCATCTGGTATATAATATAAATATTCATTAGGAAATCCTGCAATAATTCTTAATCCCAAATCAGTTTTTCCATATCCAGATGGGGCCCTAAATAATATATTAAAATCATCACCACCTTTCATTCTATTATATATAATATTTAATTCCTCCATTATTTTTGTTTGTCCGACAAACATATATATACCTATAAATTTAATCTTTTACTGATATAATCAGCATATAGATTTGCTGTATTATAATTTAATCCTGGAGCAGAATTGGCCTCAAAAATAATATAAAATCCCTCACTAAATCCAACATCGAGAGCGTAATATTCCCCATTTATTAAATCATTTAATCTATGTACTATATCTTTAAGTTTAGAAAATTTACCTTCAGTATTTCTTAATGAAAAATGGTAGCCATTATGTAAATTTCTAATTGGGAATTCATCCTCAGTTTCTCCATTAAATACTTTTATAAATAATTTTATAATTTCTCCATTTAATACGTGCGCTCTACCTTCCCAAGATGTATTAAAAAATGGAGTCCAATAGTACCCGTCTTTCCAGTTAATATTAAATTCATCTTCGTTTCTACATAAAACAATTCCTCTTCCTCCGCTAGATGTTAGCGTTTTTCTAATTAATACAGGAAATAATAATGGTTTTTCTTCACTACCTACAAAATGAGGCGTTAGAATATCATTTTCTATTAACAATTTTGAAAAATTTAGTTTATTGCTAACAAGTTTGATAAAACTTTTATTGTTTAGTCCAAGATCATTATTTGAATCCAAATTAAAAGAATTACCATATCTGATAAAAAAATCATTATTAATTTTTTCTGGATTAGATGTTAGTTTTATTTTGGTTTTTGTTTTATTACTTAAATATTCAGCTAGAATTCTAGCCGAAGGAAACGAATATTTATTTGTGAGTATATACATTTTATTTTTCCTTATTTTGGCTTGGCATAAGTTTTTCTGCAATACTATAAATTTTATCTGGTTTTTCTAGCACATAAGGAAATTGTATTTTATAGTCAGTGTATGGTGTTTTACTAAAAGAACATATAGTTTTCCATGATCTAACTAGTTTAGCATTTCCCTTTGCTAGATTAATTAATTTATTAGCCGTATTTATATGAGATAGCAAAATATCTTTTGAATTTAAATCCAGTAGGTATTTACCTGTAATACATTTACATACCATATCAGCATCTGTAAAATCTGATGCCGATACAAGTATAAAACTATACAATAATTCTGTAAATCTATTAACTCTTACATCTTTTTTATTTGTACTAGTATTATTATTAATATATCCATAACTTTTTGAGCATGGATAATCGTTATATAGAAAATAATTATACGTGCTTACAGGTTCATCTTCTTTTATTTTTGCTACTTCGACAATATTAAATCCTTCCAAAACATTAATTGTCTCATTTGGAATAAATTCCGGTGAAGAAAATTCAATATTAATTTTAGATGTAATATACATAACATCTTTTACGTACATTAATGCTTCATTTAAATCAGAATCAGATGTATTTATTACTATTCCACAAACTTCCCCATTAATTTTAATTGTTGATTTATACAGTTTTGCTGTTTTACCTCTTATGACATAGAATTTATTTTCTGGAATGGAGTAGATTAAAAATGCAAATTTACCTTTAAATCTTTCCATAGTTTTATTAATAGCACTAGGAAAATTTTTGCCATCATACTCTTTATCTAACTCTAATAAAAATTCTTCAGAATCTATTAGTCCCCTGTCTTTATATTCGTCACCATTACCAGTAAAATTTAAAGCCCCGTTATGAGCTAATATTAATTTTTTTGTACTAAATGGATGTGCTTTATCATCGGAAATAATCTTACTACCATTTGTAGCACTTGCCGCTCTTACATGCGCCAAAATTATTCCAGACGAATAGTTTTTATCAATTATATCTGAAAGATTTGATATTTTATTTGGTGCTTGTTTTGTTTTGAATATTCCTCCATTTTTCGTAAAAAATCCAAATCCATCTTGATTCTTTATACTATCTACTTTGGATAAAAAGTACAAGATAGTTTTATTTATTCTTCTATTGTTTGTATTTATTAGCATTAGTTCACACATTAGTTTTCACCTCTTAATACATGAATGTCAACATATTTTGGTACTTTTATAGATTCTACCGGAATTTTTTTTGGATAATAATCCGATCTGCACCAAAAGCTATCGGTTCTTTTATGAGAAAAAATATAATAATTTTCACATACAGGTAACGGTGAAGACTCCATTATGTCAAGTAGAATTTCTACATATTCTTTATCTAACTCAGATATTTCAGCAAATCTTATAAATGTTTTAATAATATCTTCTTTACTTCTACAATCAAATATTGAATTTGTTCTTAATAAATCTTCATTTTTAAAATCCTTAAAAGACGTTTCAATAACAAATGAAACAAATTTTTTACATAATTCTATTTCAGCTAAAACATAATACGGGTTTAATGTTTTATTAAATAATCTAAATTCTAGTGTAGAATGAGCTAAAATAGAATATAAATTTAACCATGTGTACCTTACTGGATGGTATCTAGTTGAATACCCATTCTGATTTTGGCCGTACATTTCCCAAAAACTATATGAAGTTTCCGCCGATAATAAATCTTTTATATTATATAATTGGCTATAATAGCAGCCTTTTACGGAAACACATTGTGGGCCAAAATAAGTTATTGGCCTACAGTAAGTAAAATCATTTTTCATTCCTCTAAATTCATATCCGTTGCACCCAATTAAATAAAATACATCCTCTAAATGTTTTCCAAGTCTTATAATATTTTTTAAAATTTGCAAATTTATACCAATATTAATGTGATAGTGATAACCGCTTCTTTCGCCATACGGTGTTTCCCCCGCTAAAGAAATCATATATAAAATTTCTCTTATTTTATCAAATAAATTGTCTGTAGAATCTAGCGGATTAGTAACTATTTCAGTACCAACTACTACATTGTTTCTTAGACAATTTAAAATAGCAGTATTTCCATTTAATTTGTATATTAAATTATTTCCGGTAATAGTATTTGCATCAGATTCTATTGATGCATCCGTTTTTAATTGAAATAGTCTAGAATTGTCTCTAATCCTAGACTGTAGAATATTTTCCGTTTCAAATTCTACGCCTATAGTATTTATTAATTCTTTCATATTACCTCTAAATTATATTATTTAAAATATCTTTACAAGATTCTACATCATAATTAGAGATAGAATTATAAGCATGGTCGCCATATTTCTTAATTAATTTACCTATTTTTTTATTTTCTACGGATTCAATTGCCTTTTCAATCACAAAAAATAGATCATTAAATTTTTCTTTACTCCAACTCATCCAGCTGTTTGATGGAGGTCTGAATTCAATTCCATTAATTTCATCAGAATATTTTTGAATACGATAACGGTCAGGAATTCCATAATAAAAACATCTTTGCCTATCTTCCTTTAAAAATGGAGAATTAATAACACAATATGTGCCTAAATATAACATTAAAGATAAAACAATTGGTACAGGTTCATCTTTAATTAATTCATTTTTTTCTGGATAAGATATATGAATATGCCCCCCGCCATATCTAAATTTATGTTCATAAACATCTAAAATTTCTGATACATAGTAACTATTAAAAGCACGACGATCTGGATCACATCCAAAAATTACTGCCATTTTTTCTTCTTTAGTTAATTTATCATTTAAAAAGAATCTTTCTACATTGAAATTAACGGTCGGTAGAAATGCTGGAATTAAATTAAATTTATTTCCTAATTCATTTAATCCATCTTTCATTTCACCAATACGTGAATAAAATTCTTCTGGAGTTGTAGAAGGACGTGGATTAAATTCAAATGCCGCCCCATCAGCGATAATATTTACATTTTTTGTTTGTAAAAATATTGGATGTTTTTTTGTTCCACCAATAGACGACAAACCACAATTGTTTTGTAAATAAATTGGCGGGACAAGCGTACTTCCATCCTTTTCCATTAAAAAACTTTCTGGATCACTACCTAATGTTAACATTTTATTTTTCTCCTTTTATTTTAAATATTATAGAATGAACTCATTGATTCTTTAAGTAATTTTCTATTTTTTTCTGGAATATTTAATTTATCAAGGCAGTCTTTACAAAAAATTCCAGAAGAATTTCTGAGAACAAACAAATCTTCAATATTAAATTTATTCCAACATTCGTCACAATTTACTTCAATTTCATCTAAACTCACTTCCGAATCACATTCTTTACACATAAAAATAATTTCTGGATTTTCTACGGATTCTATATCAGCAACTGATATAGAAATCCCTTCATCAGTTACTGAAAAATTAGCCGTAATTTTCAAATTGTCGGTTAAATCTAGAAATACATTCGACTTACATTTTTTGTGTAAAAACATTTTATTTTTCTCCTTTGTTAATATTTTAAATAATTTAGAAAGTCTTTCAATATACTAACGGAAAAACTAAATACAGTACCATTTTTTAAATCAAAAGTAATTTTTGAGTTATTTCCAGTAATATTAATTATCCCGTTATATACAAACTCCTTACTTAAAATCTTGTCGTCAATATCATTTAATACATCAATACTATTTTTATGTATATTTACAGTTTTACCTTTATCGTAAACAATAATTTCTTTATTTTTTTTAAAATCAAGCGTTATATACATATTTTTATCTAGAAATATATATATGCACTTTGTATCAAATTTTAAAATTTTAATATTACCTATTATCTTTTTTTCCATTATTATTTTTTTCTCCATTAAAGTAATTAATAATTTTATTAAAAAATTCCATGTATTGTTCTAATTTACTTGATACATAAACGTTCTCTTTTACATCTTTGATTAATAATTTAACTATAGTATTATCATAGTTTTTGCAATTTTTTATAGAAATTTTATAGTCGTTGTTATAATGGATGACATCTCTATTTAAATTAGAAACAAAGTCTTTATAACACTCGTGCGATAGTTCAATTACATGCATTATTTCTTTCTTATTATTAAATATTAAAGTATCAAAAAAAGTATAATAAATTCTATCATTTTCCTCTACCTGTGTAAAATTTAAACCGTCAACTTGGAAAAGAATTTTTTTTACTATTTTTTTCATTTTAATTCCCTTTCTAGGTTGACAATAAAATCTAATATATTATCTGGATAAAGATAATCAAACCAATCAAGTACTTCAAATTTAATTTTTCTACAGGAACTATCTATTTTTACCTTTAAATTTACATTTTCTTTTTTATTTGTAGTAATTAAATCATAAAAAGTGAATTCATCATTTACACAGGAAGAAATCAAAATCTCATATAGTCTTTCCAATTCTATAACAAATTCCTTAAGCTCATCAGTTGTAAATTTTATAATCGGACAACAGCCGGAATAATTATCTAAAGTAAATGTATAAAAAGTATTTTTAATCTCCTTTGCACTTATAAAATTCTTTTCTATTTTAATTTCTTCGTGTCTATCTATAGAAATACCATTTTGTTCCGCTATTTTAAAAATTTTATACATAACATTCTTGCCCTTTAATTTTAAATGTAGTTTAATATTTAGATTCGATCCTTGAATTATTATTGCAATAATAATTACAAGAATTATTATAGAATAATAGACAAACAGATTCATTTTAATTTATCCTATAAATGCTTTTTAATTTTTCAATTAATTTAATAATTAACCAGATAGGAAACATAATTATAGATAAAACAACTACAAAAGCAATTAAAGGCCAAACTATGGAAAAAGCCGTAGCAAAAAGTATTAATACAAATGTTTTTAGTATAAAGTCAAGAAAACAACTTGCTTTGTACATTTTATATTCTACAAACCCAAAAATAAAAAGGATAGGAAAAAATGCTGTTGCAATTAAAAAATAAGTATTTCCATCAAATTCCATTTTTTTCTCCTTTATTACCAAGGTTTATTAATTCTAGTACCGTATTTTAATAAATATTTTTCCATTTCCCCCCAAGTTTTAATCCCCTCTTTTGGATAAGTTGTAATTTCATGAATTCCGTTTTTATCTTTAAAAACAATTCTTACAGTCCATCCTAATTCGTCATCAAAGCATGGCATGGCAATATTTCCATTATTTAATTTATAAAAAAGTTGATTAGGATTATTTTCTGTGCATCTAATAATTTTTTCATTTACAGAAAGTCCGTGCTTTGATGCCCCATGAGAAAAGGATAAATCTATCTTTGGTAATGCAAATAACAATAATAAAATACTTACTACAAATACTAACAATAAAAAAGTTTTGGGTTTATTTGATGAATAATTTGTAGTAACCATTTTAAAATTCCTTAATTATTTTTATGAAAATTATAGATGGAATTATCTTCTTCCGAAGGTTCTTCCTTTGCTGTTCTCTCTACAATTACAAAAAGAACTAAAGTTGTAAAATAAAAAGCAACGGCACATATAACTAATTTAATAAAAAGATTTAGTATCATTTTGCTTTTTTTCCTTTATCTAATAAATAATTTAAACCATCAATTGATTTAGCTAAACATGTTTTTATAAAAATCTTCTCCGTATATATAGATAAATAAGATTTATCATTTCATCCGAGCAACAATCAAATACTAAAGTAAATAAATATTATCTTTAAAAATTTTTATATCTGTTTTAAATTTTTCCAGTTCTAATTCAAATTCTTTATTATTATTCATTTTATTCCTCCATCTCCATAGATTCTAATCTCTCCATGAAATACATGGATTTAACTTGTTCTTCAAAATTTTCATTTCCATTTAAAATCAGTTGTCCTAAATTGGATTCCTGGATTTCCTGTGGAAGAGTCTTAATAAATTCTTTTGCCTCCTTCAAGGAATTCCTTTCCTCCAGTATATAATCCAAAATCTCCAGCCAGGTTAACATTTTATCCATCCCTTCTTAATCCTAAAAAGAATATAACCGATAGAATTAATACTAAAGAAATTATAAATTGAAAAATTTCAATTAGCATTTTATTTTCCCTTAAAGAAAAATAAGAGGTATATTGGAATAAAAGTTAAATAGACAATAGTAATATAATCTAAAACATTTTCTAAAATCCTTGAAATATAACAAATTACAACTGCTCTAAAAATATTCATTTTCATTTTCCTTTTTAAACATGAACTTTTTTTATAAAAATAAACGTCCTATGTTATTTTTTAACATTTAACTTGAACCAATTAATAGGACTAAAATGTTTCTTATTTTCTTTTACTTTATGTCCAGACTCTATTAATTGTTTATTATTAACATAATAAATCTTCTCACTGTGCAATAAAAGGGGATTTGTATATTCTAACCTATCTCCATTAATAAGAAAAATAAAATCTTTAACAACAGATAGTGATTTCTCTAAGTCCACATCGTCAGTATTTACAACAAAACCTATATCAATCCCGTTTACAGAAATTCTAGACATGTATAATTTAGCAGTTAATCCTCTAACAATATAATACATATTTTCCACTTTAGAATAAATTAAAAATGCAAATTTACCAGTAAAATTTTTCATTGTATCTATTAAAGCCTCTGGAAGATACCTGCCATAATTTTCATTAAGTTCCGATAAAAATACTTCAGAGTCAATTAAATTACGATTTTTATATTTATCTGGATTATTAAATTCTAATCCCCCATTATGTGAAAAAATTAATTTTTCTGTTTCAAATGGATGGGCTTTTTCATTATTTACAGTTTTTTTGTCAGATGCATATCTTACATGAGCCAAAATAATATCAGAGTTACATTTATATTTAATTAAAGTTGAAAGTGAATCAATATTATTTGGCTGAATTTCTGTTTTAAACAGACCACTTTTCTCTGTAAAAATTCCAAAACCATCTGGATTTTTAGCGCCATCTGTTAATAATAACGCATAAGTTGTTAATATATTTACTAAATTATCTTTTGTATCTACAAAAATTAGTTCACACATTTCATTTTCTCCTTTTATTTATTTTTATTTAAAGTTTATCAGAAAATAAAGCATCGCCCAATAGGAACTTTACTACTTTTATTCTATTCTAACTTCCATGCCATTTATTTTAATTATACAATACGGTTTTGGTTTGTTTTTCATTTTTTCTTCAAATCTTTTTTCTGTCCTTATTAATCCAGGGAAAAGAAATTCAAACATTACATCGAATAATTCTTTTTCGTCTTTAATTTCCTTTAAATTAATTGGTTTTTCATGTACCATAGCATTAAACATTTCTTGCGTGATAATGCAATCCCACCAAGAATATTTAATATAAACGGCACTTTTATTTCCTCTAAATTCTACTTTTTCAAGACGAAAAGGAACTTTCTTTGCAAAAGATTTTCTCATATTTTCTCCATGAAATAAAAACCATCTATTACTTCTTTCCTGTATTCGAGGTGTTTAATAACAGATTCTTTATATGATCCAATTAATTCTAAAAGAGTAATTTGTTCATTATATGGATTAAACAATTTTAAATCATTACAGTAAATTTAAAGTTATCATATACTATTGTAGCAAAAGAAATTACTGCAATAGCAGTTAATAAATAACCTAAAATACTAATTAAATATTTCATATATTTACTACCTCTAATAATTCTTCGTGAGACATTTTAACAGCCTCCCACAAAGTTATACCAAAATATTCAGGATTAAAAGATTTACTGCTCCCATCAGAATAAAACACAATCAACAAAGCCCTCTTTTCATCAATTCTAACTTCAATTGCTGTTTTCATTTTATTTTCCTCCGAAAAGAATTAATACTATATTCTCTTTATGGCGTTGTATAAGTAACTACCATTAATTTTTTTTCATTTTTACTTTCTCCTTATGGATAATAAATTAGAAAATATTCATGTGGAATGCTGTACATTAAAACAAGCAATATTTCGTCGGATTTCCCTTTTGGGAAATTATAAATATTTTTCCCTCTTGGATTAATTCCGAAAGTCTTTTCAAATTCTTTCGAGGTATCTAAATCATGTACAGCCCCGATTATTTTTGATTTATCAATATAATTAATGTATTTCATTACTTCATCTTCAGAAAGACGCTTAATTGTAATATCTCCGGTAATATTACCGAAATATACCTCATCAGTAATATATATGTTCATTTTTACCCTCTTCTAATTAAGGTAGAATAAAATGTCTGCTAACATTTTTCTAAAAGTTTTATCTCCCTTTCCCCTTTCTACAAAGAGAGAAAAACTTTTCAATTTTACCGGTACTACATTTAACCGATAAATATACTTTCCTTCGGCTCTTGACCTTTTTATTTTTTTTACATGAAAATCGTAAAAAAGTTTATTTTCCATTGCTTGCATCCTCCAAATCTTTCAAAAATTTCTCTTTTAATTTCTGGTTAAAGATTTGGTTAATATAATATAAAGTATCTTCGTACAGAGGATGTGAATATTTCTGCCTTAATAGGACAAGATTTTTCTGGATATTACCTGCTATCCAGTTTATCTGGTTTTTTGTGTTAACTTCTGGAGTAAACATTTTGAATCTCCTTTTTATTTTTTATTCTTCAATTATTTTAAATAAAATTCCTGATAATGTGGTCTCTTCAAATTCTATCATCTTCCATTTTTTCCTCCAATTTTTTTCAATTTCAAAAATTTGCCTTTACTATATAAGGAATTTTATTTTTTAAAACGAGTAAAGAGATTAAATAAAATTAAAATAAAAGCGCTCTATTCTGTAGAATAGAGCGCTTAAGGTTAATCTCGTTTAATTATCTTGATAATTCGTATTTATATACTGTTTTGTATAAAATCTTGCTTCCACTTTCACGCAAGATTCTAATCTCTAATTTATGATCCCCTATGAATGATAAAAATACCCCGCCGGATATTTTTCTTATTTCACCTAATTCTAAAATGTGGTCTATTTTAAAGCTACATCCCCCTACAAGGTCATAGTAAATATCACTAGTATTACCATTTAATTCTTTACAGAATTTAATCCAATGATAATACTGATATTCGCTAGATAAATATTTTTTAATTTTACTTCGCTTTTTGCCGTAATGATTACCATTAAAAGCATTGGATTTAACCCTGTGTCCAATTGGTTTTAGCCAATTGGATTTGATTGAATCATCCTCTAGATGACCAAGAAAAATTTTCTGCGTTCTGCCATAATTTAATTTGAAAACTTTCCTGCCCTCGATACATAATGATTCCGTTTCTTTGCACTTGCTCTGGTAATATTCCAAATCTTTTTTCATTTTCTTTACTCCGATTTTTTTTAAAAAAAAACTCTCACGAGACATGTCTTGCCTTAATTGTCTCGTGAGAGAAAGAGATAAGTAGATAGGCAGATAGGTAGACATAATGTTAAGTATATCACATAGTCTATCCTATGTCAATTATGGTACTATGTATGTTCACAGTTTCTTCATTTAATATATATCCAGGCTATCCATCCAGGCTATCCATCCAGGCTATCCAGGCTATCCATCCAGGCTATCCATCCGGGCTATCCATCCGGGCTATCCAGGCTATCCATCCGGGCTATCCAGGCTATCCATCCAGGCCATCCATCCGGGCTATCCAGGCTATCCATCCAGGCTATCCATCCGGGCTATCCAGGCTATCCATCCGGGCTATCCAGGCTATCCATCCAGGCTATCCAGGCCATCCATCCGGGCTATCCAGGCTATCCATCCAGGCTATCCATCCGGGCTATCCAGGCTATCCAGGCCATCCATCCGGGCTATCCAGGCTATCCATCCAGGCTATCCATCCGGGCTATCCAGGCTATCCATCCGGGCTATCCAGGCTATCCATCCAGGCCATCCAGGCCATCCATCCGGGCTATCCAGGCTATCCATCCGGGCTATCCATCCGGGCTATCCAGGCTATCCATCCAGGCTATCCATCCAGGCTATCCAGGCTATCCATCCGGGCTATCCATCCGGGCTATCCATCCGGGCTATCCAGGCTATCCATCCAGGCTATCCATCCGGGCTATCCAGGCTATCCATCCAGGCTATCCATCCAGGCCATCCATCCAGGCTATCCATCCGGGCTATCCGGGCTATCCATCCGGGCTATCCATCCGGGCTATCCAGGCTATCCATCCAGGCTATCCATCCAGGCTATCCATCCGGGCTATCCAGGCTATCCATCCAGGCTATCCAGGCCATCCATCCGGGCTATCCAGGCTATCCATCCGGGCTATCCAGGCTATCCATCCAGGCCATCCATCCAGGCTATCCATCCGGGCTATCCAGGCTATCCATCCAGGCTATCCATCCAGGCTATCCAGGCTATCCATCCGGGCTATCCAGGCTATCCATCCAGGCTCACGGAATCCGAAAAAAAAGAAAAAAATTAAATTAAAACGAAAAAACTATTGACAAAATCAATGGAGTATGCTATTTTAAAAAAGTGAGGTAAATTAAAATGAAATATTATTTACCGGAAACACATAGATTAAAAAAAACCATACGGGACTCATCCCTTAAATGAGAGAAAGAGGATCAAAAATGTCAGAAAAAACTAAAACTACAAAACTAATGAAGGTAAGTAGCGATAAAAAAATATCAGAGGTTAGACTGGATGGAGAGTACGCAAACTTTAAGTCTGCGCTCCAGACAGTAACACAGAGTAATCCATTCGGCCAGAGCGTGCTGGAGAGCTTTAAGATAGTACAGACGTACTGCGACCTTTTGTCTGACGGCAAGGCATCGGATATTGACTATGTAGCTAACGTGTACGACGGGCAAGTTTTATTACGCACCATGACTCTGCCCGTACTGCTAGAGTACTGTGATTTGATCGTTAACAAGATACAGTACCCGCAGTCATCGCCTGTGGTCAGTGTTGACGGCATTTTGGAGCAGTAATGGACGTCATACCAATTATTCTGTTGCTTGCATCTGCTGTTCTGCTAGTCCTTGGCAAGGCAACGGAGTAGCCGCCTCGCCAGGATACACTGATGACCCTACGCCATGCTGTAAGCGTAGGGTCTTTTTTTTTGCTCCAGCCCCCCCCCTTTCTGCCAGTTTCAATCCACGCCCCCCGTGAGGGGAGCGACTTTTTTTTGCTCCAGCCCCCCCCCTTTCTGCCACAAATCTGACCCTTTTTGTCCGATTTGCCGCCGGTGTGTACCCTAAAGACTCTATAATTAAATTTTGAATTCCTTATCGGTATTTCTAGTCTATAGGTATATTTGTAGGCTCTAAACTTAATTTTCGGTTTCCCTATCAGTTTTTACTATTCATTTTCTAATTTAACTATAAAAATTTTTTTTGGTTTCCTTATCGGATTAAATAAAAAAGAGAGAGTTTTTATCTCTCTTTTTTATACTTCATAAAAGCTGTTTATTATTCCTATATTTATTGTGTTTCCACTTATATTTGTTAGAGAATATTTCGTATTTGGTTTTAGAATCCACTCTAACCCCTCTCTAGCAACTCCTCCGCCAGATTTAGGGCCTGTACCTCCTGGTAATAAAGCTGTTCTCATTTGTGTGATATACTTTACTTTCTCCTTGGTATGTATATTCTCTATTTAGACATTTTATATTTATTTCTGTTCCGTTATTACCCCTTCTTTTGTTACTGTATAGCAAGTACCTTCTGCGGAAATTTCACTTATAATGTGTAGTTGTTTACCTCCAGTAGAGTATAACATTACAACGCTTTGATTATGACATTATTACACTCGTGTTTGCCATTTTACCAATTTGTGTATAATATCTATCTAGTGTAATTGTAACTCTGATTGATGCTCCTCCCTCTTCTAAATCTAACACATCTATTAATAAACCTGTGTTATCATCTAAGCACCACATATTAACCTCCACTAGTATTTATTCTTTATCGTCAAATGGTAAATCGAATACTAAATTTATTAATGTAGATGCTTCTTTGTTTTTTCCTTTAGATTTCATTAATGCTGTTTTACAAATAGCTATGGCTGAACCTTTTGGGTCTTTTCTTCCCTTCATTTTTGGTTCAACTTTTTCTACACAATTTTCCATCCACTCTATGTTTTCTGGAGAATCTCCTCCAATATCTTTTGGAATACCGTAAGGCATTTTATTTTCCTCCTAACTTTTTAAACAAGACTCTAATGAGTTATTTAACTCCTTTACTTGTTTATCTAATTTTTCTATTCTTTCTCTTTTTATTTCAGAATCTTTTTTTAATTTTTCTATTTCTTCTGTCAATTCTTTTAATTTATTTTGAAGTAGCTCCACTATTTCTTCTAGCTCCTTGTTGCGTAATCTTAATGAATCGGATTCCTTTCTATATTGTTCTACTAAATTCTCAGCGGCTCTAGATATACTTTCAATTGCGCTAGATTCAGATAGTTTGGCCTCACCTTTAATTTTTCTAAATTGAAATATTGTTAATATAATAGTAACTATAGCTGTGGCATAACCTAATATTTCGCTAAAAGACATATTACTCCTTTAATGGTCTAGCTATACCTGTTATGGTTATTTGCCCGTTCTTTGTGACTGCACTTACGCATTCAACGGTAACTATATTACCATCCTTCCTTACTAAATCTACTACAGTAGTAATGGAATCAACTATACCATTTTTTATTCTATAAGATATACTATCTTTTATTTTATCTTGCTGTGATTTAACTATTATATCATAACATTTCATTTTTTCTAATTCTTCTTTTGTGTAGCCTGTAATTTCTTCAGCTCTTTTATTAACGGAGATAAAATTCCCTTTCCTATCTAAAACATATACTGCCATAAAAGAGGAATTTGTTATTACATGGTACTTTCTATTTAAGGAATCAATTGCATCTAATAACTCCCTTTGTTTTGTTTTTTCACGAAAACCTATAGTAAAAAAATAGACAAAACTAGATATAAGGTCTGCTGTTAACATTAATAATAAACCAAATTCTATTGTGTCATTTAATATACCGATAACTATAGCTAGTAAATATATTCTTAATAATATAGAACCCATTAAACTTAAATCTTTATTTAATACTAGTTTATATAAAAATACTGCTATAGATAGAACTATTACTAACTCTAATAACATTTTATTTTAACTTTGACCCCGCATAATTTAATCTATCTCTTAAAAAAGAATCAACTTCTTTTGCCCACTCATCTAATGTAACTACATTTACTTCTTCTGTTGGGGGAGTAGTAATTACATTATTTACTTTGAATAATTTTTTCATATCGTCTAGAGTACCATTGAATATATTAACATCTGTACCAGAAAGTCTATTTTTATATACGGTTGACCACATACCTGGTAAAGTAAAATGGTCTCCGGTTATTTGCCAAATATGCCAATAAGTTTTATCCATTCCATTAGGAACAGCTGGATTTTCACTTAATAGAGGAAGTACATTTGTTTTAAAGTCTTTCCATGTTGCCGCTTTTTTTACATCGAATTTCTGTACTACCGTAAGATACTGGGCTAGCCATAAAATTTTGTCTTTTAGCCATGTAGTTATAGATGGCATATAACTATCTATAAATCCTTTGGATGTATAAATTATTATTGGAATTCCGCTTTCTGCTAATTTTGTAAATAGCATCTTTAAACTGGAAGATAACTGCCCGTCACTAAATCTAGGAACTTCATCCCTAGTAATATCGCCCCTTCTCCATTCTCTCCATTTATTCCAATCAGACCACCACTGTTCTGCATCTATAGCTATAAAATCAGGTTTTCTATCTGCTAATATCTCTAAAGTTTTTGCTGCTTGTTTTTGTGGATTTAATGTAGCATCCCACCAAACATATACACCAACTACAGGAACTTTATTGTTAGCTCCGTCAAAATGTTCAATAAATTTTGGATCAATTTCATAGTTACCGTATAAACATCTAATTATAGCAAAATCTACTTCTACCTGATTCCAATCTATTATTTGCTGATAATAACTTACATCTACCCCTATTGCTTTTTCCATATAAATCTCCTTTATATTTGTGTAAATCTAAATATTTCTAATGTGCCAGTTTCTTCCCACCTTAGGATTAAATATAATCCTTCTACTGTTGGATTGAATTTTTTCCCTTTATCCAATGTATATTGGCTATGTAGTTTGTAAAATTTACCAACCCCACTAGTTAATCCTCCCTGCACATAAGCTACTTTTTTGCAGGTACGTAGTTTCTCAAAAACACCTGTTCTAGCGGCTTTCATAATAATAACACCCTTTGCATTTCTTTGTGGTAATAAATCATTACCATAACCATACATAACAGGAATGCTACCATTCATAATTAAAGGATCAATTGGTATTACAAAAGTTCCCCTTGTTGCTGAATAATTAGTTGGCATAATAACTCCTTTTTATTTTAATTATACTACTTTATCGGTTTTAGTGTTAATTATTACATTTCCATTAGAATCTACTATATTTAATATATAGGCAATTAAATCCAATTTTTCGTCAATTGATAATTTTTTCCAGGATTTATATTTCTTTTCATTGAAAGAAGAAAGAATTCCATTCTTATATTTATTCGATGCTATAATAAGTTTCGTCATACTCATTGTTTTTATAAATTTCTCCGCTAATTACTGTATATTTATGGTTACCATTTTTATCCGTTTTTCCAGCCGTTTCATATAATTCTCTACATAATCCTCTATTTTCTTCAATCTCATCTACTAAGATATAAGCAGGATTTTTCATCGTGTTCATTTGAATATCATTAAATTTTTGATAATCATATACAGCGTATGCTGTATATCCTGTAACAGCATCATAATATACTAACATTTTACTCCTTTGATATTAAAATTAATCTTCCTTTGCTAGTACAAGTTTGTAAGATTAAATTATTTTGTTTATCAAATCTTTTTATAATCTCAAAAGTATTATAGGTAGTTCCATTTTCATCTACCCAATTAGAAAAAGGGTCGTTTGGATTTTCTAATGTAAAATTATATATCTCTTTTACATAAAATACTCTAACTATTTCATTAGAACTATATTTTAATTCGTCGCCTATTTTTAAATTCTTCCATACTATTCCAGGCCACAGAGTATTATGAGAAAGTAACCATATTGAGTTACTAGTAAGATTATATAAAGTAACAGTATGATTTTCACTACTAACCCAATATGGATTTAATTGTTCTCTTACAATAGCTGGATTATCAGACCATAAAGAATTACATAACCAACTATTGTTATTTATAGGACAAGAATATAAATTATTTATTATAATAGGTATAAAAAGTAAGAAAGGCCAGATGTTCATTAATCAATATATCCATAACTTGCCGCTACAGGTAACTCTGTTCCAGAGCCACCACCGCCATACTGGTTGTTAGAAGTACCTAATACTTGTCCGCCAGTAGTTGATGTGATGCCGTAAGATGAATAAGATGAAATAAACAAATAATTTTCAGATGCAGTATTAATACATTCTATAACTCCATTAGTTGTAGCCCTTGCTCCGTATATATGAGATGCGATAACTGTTCCGTATCGTACGAGTAAAATTGAGGAGTAAGCAGATTCCATTCCTATAGTAGTACCACTAACCCCAAGAACTTTACATCTATCCGTTTTTACCCTGGAACTTGTACTAGCTATAATTACTGTTCCAGTAGTCCTGTTACAAAAACACGTATCTAAATCTATTAGTGATTGAACAGTAGAAAGAGTATATACAATACTACATCTAGTAGCTGAACATACTGATCCATTTGATGACGTTAAAGTTCCTATATTTATATCATATATATTTACTCCTTTTTGTCCGTTGGTTACAGTAATAGAATTTAATGCTGTACCACCCCAATAATAAGGGCAAAACGATTCTCCTGCTGCTGGATCAGCAATCCACGTTCCTACTAACGTAGCTGTTGTAGTAGTATTACTATCTACCAGTCTATATACTCCATTATTTCCGCCACTAGTCCCCCTTAACAATTGGTGTTGTATTTGGTTTGTCGTCCAAGTTCCTGAACTTCTTACTACTGTAGCTCTGGTTGATCCTGCCCCTTGTACCCCAGCACCACTATCTGTTACGGCGGTTCCAGTAGTTAAAGCCCCATAAATATCTATAGAATAGTTTCCACCAAATGTTTTTCCCATAATAACTACATCTTCTGCCGTTTGATTTAGTACATAAATTACTACATTTCCGTTTACTACCGGTGGTATCATATTTATAGCATATTGTAATGTGGCAAATGCACTAGTCCCAGAAGCAGTACCATGAGAAACACTATCTGTTCCATTAGTTCCATCTACATACATAGTCATAGTACCTAAAGATTGGATAGCATTCCATGCCGATCCTTTATATACATATAATATAGCTCTACCAGTTGGAGTATGTATAAATAATTCTCCTTCTGTAGGTGAGGATGGAAAAGTAGAGCTGTAGTTTACTCTTGGTACATAATTATCTATAGTATCTAAAGCATCCTGTACGCTAGTATTACTTCCAGATAGAATTCCATTAAAATATGTGGTATTTGTAGAAACTAATAAAGCCTGTGTAGTGGCTCCTGTTCCTGTTGGTTTTCCTTTTGATACGTCTTTATCCACTATTACTTCATATATATATCCACCGTATGTATTATATTTTACTATAACTATGGCTAATTGTACTAATTCTAATCCAGCTAATTCGTTAGTAGCTCTAACTGTTCCATTTATTATGGCTGTTCTAGCTAAAGAATCTGATGCATAATCGCCTTCACCCATTACTGAAAAATAAATAGGACTGGATGAATTTAAATTATCCTTTGCGACATATATTCTAAAGGTGGCAAATCTATTTAAAGTAATTGCATCTGCCGTACCTCCGGCTCCGCTATATCTCATCGGTAATTCTGTATCTTGTGAATATAAATACCATTTACCGTCTGTCATACTTCTATAATAGTTATTTAAAGTAACAGCAGAGCCCCCACTATCAGATACTACTGTAGTTAAATCTTCGTCATCTAAATAATCTGTACCAGTTATTTTTATTCTTCTGTCGTTAGCATTAGACCCATATCCTGTGCCTAATTTTTCTACAATAGCTCCCCTATTGTCATTTCTTATTACTGGGCCAACTTCTCTATGTAAATTTCTTCTAGATAAAGCATTAGATGAGTATTGATGATTTTCTTTAACTGCTATATAATTAGTACCATCGTATAATACTTCAAATAAAACTATATAATCTTGATATAAGCTATCAGATAAAGTGGATGTGCTACCTATAGTTCCATTAGAATTTATATAAACATAATTACAGGTATTAGCACTAAAAACAGATGTAGTTTGTGGAGCAGACCAAGAAACTTTTTTACCTTTTATATATCCGTAACCTGGTATATCAAGTCTTAGAGCTCCTCCAGTAATAGTATAATATGTACCTGGATAATTAAAAGTTACAAACCCAGTATTATATTCATAGTACTGTGATTGGTCTAATTCCATAATACCAGATTTTACTGCTGTTGAACTTAATATATTACCAGTTAAACCTGAAATATGAAGCTCTCCAGCTAATGTAGCTGTATCTGTATTTTTATTATAAATAAACCCGCTGTCTCCTCCAAACGATCCTCCGTCATTGAATTGTACTTGTGTATCTGACCCACCAGGAGTACCGCCACCTCCTCCGCTTCCTGCAATTATATTAATATCAGTAGAATTATTTATAGAATCATCTATTACAGTAACACCTGTTCCAGTGAAATTTAATGTTGTCCTTTGTGGCATTACTACATCATTATAGGCTATGGTATGTCCACCACCACTAACCGATATTCCACTACCAGTTTCTAATGCTCTTAATCTATATCTTATATGATTTAAATTATCTAATAATGATCTTCCGCTTGATGTTGTTAAATTTGTAGCAGATTCTGTTACATCATAACAAACCCTTGTTTGTGGTAATTGACCAACAAAACCGCCAGGTGGCCCTCCGGTACCTCCCCCATCTCCTCCGGTACCACCTAGATTTAATGGCATTGTTTTCCAATAACTTTTTAATGTATTCAAATACTCAAAAAATTTTATTTCAAAACTTGACATGTTTCCTCTATATTATATCATCTGCCCTAATCATAGTAATTTCACTACCTGGTAAATTAACATTTCTTTCAGTAAAAATATCACTATTGCTATCTCTTTGGTGAAAATTATTTCCAGATTGTGTTGTTTCTGATGCAAATAAAAATGGTATATCATAACTATTAGTGGTTTCCATCCTAAATTTACTTCCGCTCATAGTAAATACAGTATATAATCCAGGTGGATTATACATTAGTCCAGAACCTATATCATAAAAATAGGAATTTGGTTGATAAGCACTTAGTGGGTCTAACTCCTGATAAATATCATAATAACCACTAATGGTATTTATATCGCCTATTTTTAATTGTCCGCTAGAAGAAACGGCACCAAAATACCTATATCCGTTATAATTATTTAATATCTCTCCTGCTGTAGTTATTGAACTTCCATATACATCAAAAATTCTTACATCATCATAATCACCAAAAATAACCTTCTTTGTAATACCAAATATACCAGAATTAGTTATTCCTCCTGAGACAACTACCCCAGAATAACCAGATAAAGTAGTACTTGAATAAATATTTACTAAATCCGCTCCAAATAGAAAACCACTATATGTATAAGGAAATACATATTTATTAGGTGTTCCAGAAAAAACATCTGTATCTACAGTATAAGATACCAGTGGAAATGCTCTAGAATTTTCTAGTCTAAGTGGTTTCCAATGGAAATCAACAAGATTAAATTTATTGTTTCCCTCTATTCTTACTACATAATAACCCCATACTTTGTCTAAAAATACTTCATCAGTCAATTTTAGAACATTACAGCCACTTATGCCGTTAGCTCCATTTTTCTGTGTAAATATTAAGAATCCTCCAGAGTATGTAAATGTATTTCCAAAAGCTCCGGTTGGGCCTTTTAGGTATTTTACAAAATTTCCCTCTCTGGAAAAACCGTACATTCCTCCTGTACTAAATATATATATACTGCCATCTAGATCATCTATAAATGGGCTTATAAAAGTATTAGAATCTATAGTGATTGTTGATATTTCTCCTAGTTTATTACCATATATATCCATAATATATTTGGTTTGTAGATATATAAGTTTATGTTTATTTGAATATAATACTCTATCGGCAGTAGAAAACGAAGTAGTGCAATATTCTTTCCACTCACCATATTCACCATAGTATGGTATATAGGTATTATTTACACAATCTGCTGTATAACCTGTACCATAATAATAGTAATGGTTTATAAATATTCCTTCAGAATGGCCAAAAGCTAAAGTATAAAATACATACGTATCTATAGTAGGATATAGTAAATGACATGGAAAAGTTCTTTCCCATCCATGCATAGTACCTCTTATTACTATTCCTTCTGTACCACTTCCTAGTTCAAAATTATAGCATCCCTTATATGAATATCCATTTAAGTTTGATTGTGACGTATAGAAAGTAAAGTGTTTTGCTTCACTACAAACAGCATCTCTACATTCATACGTTACTATATTTAATGAAAATTGTAAAGAGGTCGAATCATATTTTAAATATGGAGAACAAAAACCTACTCCATTTGGCAATCCAACTGTAGTATATGTAGTTGTTGGATACCATATATATCCACTACTATCTGCCAAATCTATAGGCTTTGCTAATGAGTATGAACCATCCTCCATATCTATTGATAAGCAATATCCTATACGTGAAGTTGCAGTATATCCTCCCCATTGAACATAAACTATTCCATTAATCATTCTAAAAATTGGGCCATATAAAGTATAAGATAATGCTGTACTTCCAGTATAAATATTACCGGAGGCCACTATTTCACCGGTTTTTGTTACTCCCTCATATAGATTATCAAAATAATATAATACCCAGTCACCATTGGTTGAACTTGCTTTGAATACTCTAAATTTTATGCTATCCGAATAATCTACATCTAATATAGTAATTAATGATCCGCTAGTTGGAGCAGATGGAAAACTTAATGTAAATGTTTTTGATCCATATCTATCTTTCCAATATAATGTATTTCCATTAATTATAGCATCTTTATACATATATCCATCATTAATTACTACAAATTGTGATATATATCCATAAGCAGGATACCCGTATTTACAATCCCTATATGCGGAATATGAATTTGTAGTAGTATTTGCAGGTATATTAGGTGCAATAGACATTATTTTTTGCTCAAAATCTAATACTTCATGTGGATAATATTTTCTATTGCCTTTGGTTAAATCCTTTACTATCTTATAAAGATAATTTGATGCCGTTGATATTATTGTATTTTCACCACTTCTTTCTATATCTATACCAAATAAAGTATTAGAACTGCTTGCTGTTTCTAACCAAATATAGTTTAAAACTTTGCCCTGATTATTAAATATTACAACCCAGGTTTGTTTAGAATTAGACATAGACTTCGTATTATATAAAGAATATATATTACCGGAAACTTTGTCTATCATGCAAGCTACTGCCATTGTTTCATTTTCTGAAAAAGAACCTGTAGATGTTGTTAATATACCATGAGAAAATTTAGTCCACGAAGAATCAGCAATAGTCCTATACCAAGTATATCCGTCATTTGCCGTACAAACAAGTACTCCATTCCATACAAATAAATCTTTAATATGTAAATCCTCTAATCCTGTACTATAATCAGTCCACGAATTGCCATACAAACTTTTCTTCCATATACCATTTCCCCATGTTGATATAAAAACATCTCCATAAAAAGCCGCTATTAATCTCGGACATCTTTCATCCAAAACAACAGTAGTTATTAAACCGGAAGATGACATATTAACCGTAATACTAGTAATAAGACCTATGCCATTATAATACTCGGAATCTACAAAAACAGTATTACCAGTTCTTATATTATATACTCCGGCTAATTCTATTGTTTTGGTATCATCCAAATAAGCAAACGATTCTAATAGTTGTTTTGCTATTAGTTTAGCCTGTAATTGCGTTTTTATATTTGAATCACTATATACTATAGTTCTCTTATCATTTGTATCATAATTATATGGGGTATATGTTAATTCTTCAGCAAATATCCATCCTTCACTTTCACTACCATTACCCCAAACAACGGCTCTATTTCTAAGTTTAGAATCATTCTGTGTTCTACTTAATTTAATAATTGAATTATCATCAAATATAGCAGATACATTAGAAGCGTCTGCTAATAAATTAGCTATGTGGCAATAATTATTTTCATCAAAATACATGTACCAGCCACTTTTATATAAAAGCGGTTGTATTATTTCATACGCAGTTCCTGGCCCTAATGTGCTATTTTCTAGAAGATAATTGCCCTCTTCTGTTGTATCAAAAATATAGTTTATACCAGTAAGATTTAAATACGTTTCTATCCAATATTTGGTTGTAGTAGTACCATCTAATGTATAGACTGTTTCAATAAAATTATCTTGTAATAATTTTGTTCCATCTTGTGCTTCTATTTCTATAGTTCCGTTATCTATATTTTGGGATATAGATGAAACATAATATGTACCCTTTTTTATTGATTCTTCATACACATCTATAATATCATAGGGATTAATTGAAATATTTATTTTATTAGTTGTAACTATAGTAATAGTACAAATGCCTGTACAAATATCATTATTTCTTACATAAGAAATTAAATTATTTGTAATATCTATTGAATTAAGTAAAACCTGTACATCCATTATTATTTCCTCAATTCCATATCAACAGTATAACCATCTTTTCCCCAAGTATGGTCTGCTGTGTATATATACCAATTTTCATTTATTCCTGAATACGCCTCATTAACTGTTATTACTTTTCTGGCTAATAATGTAGGATCGCCTATAACTGAGACAGAGATTTGTTCTGTTAATCTATTTAATTTTTCTAGGTTATATGCGCATGCCTTATCTGCCATATCTTGTGTATCTATAACATCTGCGGCAGATACTACTACTGTTTTATAAAAACCAGTAGGTAGATATGGTGATGATGCTGATGCTTCAGAATGTAGATTGTTATATCCATATACTACTATTCTATTTCTTAAGTCCCTATCAGATTTTTTATATGTAAATTTTAATATATTACTATCAGTTATAGTAAATATTGAATGATCTCCATCCATTACATAAGGTTTTCTATCTAAAAAATATACTGTTCCATTCTCGTCAGCGTAAATATGCCAGGCTATAATATCAGCTATATTTTTAGAATAATCATACGAAGAGACTAAATTTACTTCTGCATATACATCTTCACTTACCGCAAATGTAAATGTAGTAGCCCCTATAGTGGTAACAGAAATACCTGCTAATGACATAACTTCTGAAACTAAATCTTCAGCCGCTATATCGTGCCATTTTAAAATCTCTGTTGGATCACTTGGGGCTACAAAAAACTCTACAGCCCTAGTAATTACATCGTTAGCCGTTATAGTATAAACATTATTTGGTACATTATATTCTATATTTTTTACATATCCAGTAAATACTATAGAATGATTATCAATGTAACCCAAGTCTATTGTTATTATATTTCCTATATTTAAAGTATGCTCTCTACAAATAAATGTAGCAGTTGACATACTAGATGTATGGCTAGTACTAACAGAAACGCTTTCTATTCCTGTAACATTACTTATCTCGCAATATAAATTATTCATCTATATATAACTCCATATCAACATCATAAACCGGCGCATCACAACCTAAACTAGGAATCAATGTTTGATAACAACCTATTCTTGGTTTTATAGTTACATTAGATACGTAAAAATATACGGCAGAATTCCACGGACTTGGGCCAACTAAAGCATAAGATGAATTTGTTTTTGCTAATTCCAGTAATGAATCTGCATTTGATTTTCCTACTACAACAGCCCTCAAATTAACAATATTAGATTCATATCCGAAATGTTGTAGAACAGTACCGCCGTTTAATGGTTGTAATCTAGCCATAATGTTTTTAATATTCTCTGGAATATCTTGAGGAAATATTCTTATATTATTAAAAGTCCATGCCATAATTTCACCTACATTACATTCCTAGACAATGAACCAGCTACGCCTTCAAATCTTATTAAATCTTTTAAGGCAACTGGTTTTATTACTTCCCATAATTTAACTCCATCAGCAATTAATGAAAGCTCTATATTTAAATTTCCTAATGCTCCCATAGTTATCTGTGGGGTAAATTTTAAATTAGAGAATAAAGCCGTTAATTGAGATAATAATGAATTAGTGTTAGACCAAGTTTCATAGGGCTTATTCTCTTCTTTCAGAAAAGCCGCATAATTTGTAGAACCCTGCATTCCTGTAGTACCAATTGTAACAGGATTAGTATAACCATAATTAAATCTATACTTAAATCTTGCATTTGGGTCTCTAGTAGATTGAGGATATACAGTAGCTGTAACAGCTTTTGATGTTTCTACATCTGGAGTTGGTAATGGTAATCCTATTCCAGGTACAGTATTATCTGGTAATAAAGGATTCTTAGGTCTATAATACAAAGCTGTAATTGGAGCATAAAATTCTGCCCCTTCAGGTAAATTATATATACCATCTACTGTTTTTTCAGTATTATCTGCTATTTCTTCTAGTAATAATTGGAATACTTTCAAATCTAATTTAGTAACTCCTTTTTGATCGTCTGTTGTTGTATAACCAAATACTTCTGGATTTTCTTTCCAACCGTATGGCCCAAATATTTGGGTCATTTCGGCTACTCTATTTTTATATTGGGCATAGGCCTGCTGTAACTGTAATGAGGTAGCATTAAAATTAACTATATTAAAATCTTTTTGCATTTGTTTTGCAGCATCTTGTAAAAACTGTGCTCCTAGTCCTGTTTGTTTTTTAAATGATTTTTCTCCTATTTGTATAAATAAATCTTCAAATGTAGATATTATTTGTTCCTCTGTAGTTCCATCTGGAACTAATCCCTCAGCTATTATTCCTTGTATATAAGCATGTTGTAGTTCAAATGCCTTGGCTATTACTGAAGTATAATCAACATCTGATAAGTCTATAATTGACGGTAGATTAAATCCCTTACTTTTATCAAAAGAATTTCTTAATTGATTATAGTAAGTAGCCGCATCTTTAGTCAATTTATTTAGTTTTACTTGTTGTTCGGATGCATCTTGTCCTGCTGATTTTAATGCTTCTATTTCTCCCATTAAACTGGCAATACTAGAAGATAATTGAGTAATAGTAGATATTTCTTCTGGAGAACTTCTAACAATTAATTCTACGAAATCCTCCAATACTTCATTAGTGCCGGATACTTTATCAGATATAGCGTCATACTGTTCACCAAAAGCTACTAAATATCTTGTAGCAACTTCAGAAGCCGTTCCTATATTTTCATACATCTCTTGAAACTGAGAGGATGTAATAGTTTTTTGTATCAATTGCTGTCTAAGTTTTTCACTTTGTCTAGCTATAATATCATTTAGTATGGGAGCATTTGCTGATAATTGTTTTGACATTAAATCAGAAAAATATGTACCCTGAAATCCTGCTTTAGTTTCATACGTTGCTTGAACTGGAGCTATTTCTTGCTGTGTTAGATAAGATCGTGTTACCTGATTAACAGTCATTCCTTGCATTCTTTTATTAATTCCATTTAAAGATAAAGCTAAATTAGCTATGGGGGCTAATATAGCCGTTCCAGCCGCTTCTAATGCAATTCTTGTTTGACCTAAAAATATATTTCCTCCGCCTGCCCTTCTTTGTGCAGTTTCATAGAGGGATTCTAATGTTTGATCTTGCGATTCTATACTAGATTTAGTAGCTTCATAAGTAACATCCTTTAGCATGTCTTGTAAATCTGGTTTATGATCTATAGTTGCACTAACAAATGCTTCAGCTATTGCGGAGCCTACTGCCGCTCCTAGAGGCCCGCCTATAAAAGCTCCTGCAAATCCACCGGCTATATCCGCAATACCGGAAGCTATTTTACCTTCTCTAAAGTTATATATAGCTGGAAGTAAACTACCAACACTACTTAGTGCGGCTACTTTAGAGCCGAAACCAAGTTGTGTTCCTAAACCGTATCCCAAATTTCTTTGTACTCCCATACCTTCTATACCAGATTTTCCAAAATATGTACCTATAGTAGATGCAATATTAGTAGGAACACCTCCCGATATTGCTCCATATATAAATCTTCCTCTTAAGTTTTCCCTTAATTGCTCATTTTTATCTCCTCCCAAAGCTAATGAGGCTACTCCTGTTAATGCTAAAAGCATACTTGCTTTACCAAATCCTCCGGTAAGTTTATTAATAACATCAACGAGAGATGTGGCAACCCCTAATATGTCTTTCATTAATTCAAGCACACCGCCCTTAGTACCCAATGTATTAGATAATTCCATAAAAGCATTATTTAGTTTAACAATATGTGTTTGAACAGTATCAAGTTTTTTACCTAATGCTTCCTGGGCTGATCCTGCTGAATTTGTTTGTCCTTCCATAATTTCATATACTCTAGACAAACTGGAAATAAATGTTGAAAATAAAGCCTGTCTTCTTGTTCCGCCTCCTAGAGCCAACGTTAATTCAGAAAATTGGCCCTCAGAGATTAATTCTTTACCTGGAACTCTTAGTGCGGCTACTTCTTTCATTATATCTAGGAATCCTTTTATTTTACCTGTTTCATCAGTAATAGAAATTCCTAACTTTTGTAATTCTTCCCTTGCTTTATCTGATTGAAATCCGGCTACTAAAGCTCTTGCGGCATTAGCGGCCTCTCTTCCAGAAGCCAACCCTGTTTCTGCTACTGTAGCAATAACAGCATTAAATTCTTCTGCGCTCATTCCTGCTGATTCTGACGCATCTCCCAATGTAGCAAATCCAGCGGCAAGTGTTTCCAAATCTACGTTAGCAATTCTTGTAGTTTTTACCCAAGTATCTAATAAAGTGGTACCGTCAGTTAATGGCATATTCATTTGTCGCAATGAGGCTGTTAAAGAATCCATAGCTTCTGCCTCTTCCATACCTGATAATTTGGATAAAGTTAAGGCATCGGCTAATAATTTGGATGTAACAGCTAATCTCTCATTTTGATCTGTAATATCTCCAGTAGCTCTATATGCCAATACATAAGCATCTATAACTGTATTTATTTCCTCTCCCATTATATTAGCTATATCTGCTACTTCAGAAAATACATTACTTAATTGTTTAGTAGAAGAGCCTAATGCAATGCTTACATCGGCCATTTTAGCTTCGTTCTCTATTGTATTTTGTAATACTTCCTCTAGTTTTCTAGCTGGCATATAAACAAGGGCTACAGCGGTTGACCATTTAGCTACTTCAACAATATCTCTTCTTATTGCGTCGCCAAAAGACCGGTATCTTTTTTGGGTATCATTTATAACTCTACCGTGTTTATCTAGGGTTATATTTAACTTTTGTAATACTTTATCTGAATCTCTAAATCTATAGGTTAAGTTAGTATAGCCTGCCCCAGTACCATAAGCACTAGTAAGTTTAGAGAAATCAAAAAATTCATCCTCTCCTTTATTATAAAGTCCTCTTGTAATATTAACTTGATTAAAGTATTTTTCTACATTTTTAGCGGCGGTTTCGCCAAATCTAAATGAAAACGCTTCCTTCGATCTAATAGATGGGGCATTTATTTCTCTTCTAATAGCCTCTCTCTCTATTCTTGCTATTTCCTTTTCTTTCTCTTTCTCTATTCTTTCTAATCTATTACGCTCTTCATTTAGTTTTTTAGCTTTCATTAATGCTTCTTCTATACTTACTGGTTCATTATAGGCTACGCTAGTAGTAACAGGAGTAGTAGCACCTGCAATATTGCCAGTATGTTGAGAAGCCTTTGATATTTTAGCATCAATATCAGATATAAGTTTGCTTACCTGTTCTAATGCTACTCTTGAATTAGAAACAGAAGATAAAAGTTTATCATATTCATTTCTTATATTTTGTAAATGTTGTAAATCATCTGCCATAGATTATCCTTCAATATCTCTTAATGATATTGTCATTTCTTTTTCTTTTGTTTTATTCTTACCTAGTACTCCATCTAACCACATCTCTAAATCTTCAGTAGATTTATCCCATAAATATATTTCAGGAGGTCTTTTTTCTTTAGGTAATTCATTTAAATTATCTATTTGTGTTCTTTTTCTAATTACATAAGAAATTGTATATGGCAAATCTTTAATTTCCTTTATTTTAGAGTCTAATGGAATCTGCAACGCCTTTGCTGTTATCCATAAACCAGCTATTGCGTTGCTTCCGGCAATTTTTTTAGGTCATCAGACACCAAATCCAAAGAATCATATCCATTAATTAATTGCTCTTTAAATTCAGGAGCTAGATTACTAAACTCATCAAAAGTTTTGCATAATCTATATTTAAAGTCTTTGTCCTTATATGTACCAAAATAAGTACACCACTCTTTGAAACTCTTCATCATGTGTTCTTCACATAATTTATCTATTATAATATTTGTTAGTATTTTATATAATTCTTCTTTTGTTTTAGTAGAATATTCTTTTCTTTTCTTATCTAATTGTTTGTTAACCCTATCTAGTAAGATTTTATTTCTTTTTGCAGGATATTTATCTACTTCTTCTTGGTATTTTTCCTGCTCTTCAATAGATGAATCAGACCTCGGTTCTTTTGGTAACGGTATGTCTAATGAGTACATTACTTCCCTAGTAATACTAGATACCTCATTATTCAAAATTACTTCTATTATATTATGTGAATCTATAGAATCCAAATCTGGAATATAAGCCAAATTTTCATCTGATCCTTGTGTTCTTAAGGATTTCCTCAATTGTGCTGAATTTCTTAGTGCTTTTACTCTACTTTGATTTAATTCAGCGTCTCCAACTAATCTTATATAAACCTTTGCGATCACTTTTCCTACATTGTCTGTTATTTCAAATTCTTTTCCCCAATTAAATAATTTACTAATGTCAACATCATTCTTTTCTGCATTCATTCCTAAAAATCCTTTCCTAAATTAAATAAAAGCCATATAGAATTTAATCTATATGGCTTCCTTTTATAAAACCAATTTCAATGCCACTTACGATCTTTCTCCACTATATACATAACATCGTGCATCAAGACTTCTAAAGTTAAATGTATGTCCAGCATTACCATTCACATTAACTGAATACGCATCTCCAACTGGAGTTATGCTAGGCAAGTAAACGGTCTTTAATACAGTATATGGGCTAGAATCATCGCAAGGATCATGTAAAATAATTTCCAAATCAATTGTATTATCAGCACAACCTACCCCAGGTTGAAATTCTACGTCTCCTGAAGATACTGTACCATAAGTAAATAAGTCTATTAAATCTAAATCTGTATCTAATACAGTAATTGATCCATCTATTGTTGGAACCTGTCTTTGATAACCAACTACAGATTTATTACCCATTTCTCTTACTTCTTGTACATTTAATGAGCCGTTAATAGTTACTGATTGTACTCTATTAATACTATTAGCTAATATTTCAACTGAAACATCTCTACCACGAATGGCGGCTGGCATAGTATTATCGGAAACATCAGACCAGTTATTACCTGTTGGAGAGGCATGGTAAACAACCAATACTTGAGATGTTCTACTATCTCCGGTTGTTAGGGTTGTTCCAACTATTCTATATTGTCCAGTAGATGGCATGCCTGATGTCTCTTCTAGATATTTTCCATCTAGTATTACAGAAACAGCATATCTACCATTTCGTAACTGAATTGGAGTTTGTGTTAAAGTAAATACGGTTGAACCAGAAGTAAATTTATCCACTACTACATCATTTCTAAACCATCTATATTCTGAGCCAATTGCTGTATAATCTTCTGTAGATTCTCCATCAACAGAATAACTAAAAGTAAAATCTCTAATCTGTAATCTTCTTACAGATGCAGATTTTACATAATCTGCTACGTCTGGGTCTTTTACATAAATAATAGCATCTATTTCTCCGAGATTTGATATGTCAACTCCGGCTGATGGGTATGAATCATAATCTACACCAGTTAAAACAGAGTAAGTTCTTATACCGGTATCAAAACACGAAAAGGTTAGTGTTACATTTGGAATATCTTTTGCTTCTCCTGCATGCTCAGGATTACCAATTTCATCTGTTATAGTTGAAGGAATATCAGATGTAAGATTAATCCTTTGAGCTCTAGGTACGGCAAAAACCTGTTTAGCCCCAACTATCTGTAATTGTAACTCTTTTGAGGGAATGGCTAATCTCTCTGCCATAATAATAATATCTCCTTATAATTTATTGTTATAAACTATAAAAACTATAGAAGCTCTATAATATAGTTTATCTACTAATTCGGGTATTACCTTTATAAAATCAATCCTTCTTTCTTTTGGAATTAAACATCCTATTTTAGTAGGAACTACATCTGGAGGAAAACCTTCATCATAATCATATACAGGAATACCCTCTGCTAATTCGTTATAAATCTTATAAGCAAACTCATCTCGCTGTGCTTTATTTATTGCAAATACATCTATATTATATAGCCTATCTCTTGCCCCCTTTTTATTTCCTAATTCAATATCCACAGCAGTTAAAGTTTTTTGTTCTGAAGAAATGGTTGGCAATACTAATTCCGAGTTTGGAAATCCATCCTGTATATTTACAAAATCAACAGATGAGAATTTATCTTTTAACCAATATACTATACTTAAATCTTCTTTTCTTTCTAAATACATTTATTTACCTATTATATTAACTATTTTTGAAATACCTAATTTTATTTTAGATGTAACTCCTGAAACTTGTTTATTAACAAAACTATACACTTCATTTAAGAATTCTTTAGTATCTGGAAAATTTCTTTCTATATTTGTATTTATATAATCATCGGTTATTTCTCTTAATTTTCTAGTGCTCTCTTCCAATGATTTTTTTGATTTTAAATTTTCAATAATTTCTCTTTTTATTAATTTAGCATCTTCTATGGCTTTATTAATATTTTTTATATTTCTTTTACTTTCGATATAAATATTTAATTTATTTAATCTTTTATTACAATAACCATAATAATTATTTTTTATTTTAGTAATAGCTATATCAACAAAACGAGTAGGTTGTATTATTGGATATGCTGTACCACTAGTATCTTCTGGAAATTTTATAGTTCCAAATTGAAGTATTTCCCACCATGGAGCTAATGAAGTACAACTATCTAATCTTTTATATATAGTATCCCAGTATCTAGTATAATAGGTATATGTTACATCTTTTCCTTTTTTATTTATAATATCTTTATTATTTCTACCAGCATCGTAGTAATTTACCCATCTCTCAGACCTTTCTCTTGCTGATACTGGATGCCTTGAATATATACTTATGTTTAATTCACGTCTAGCGACATCTACGGCATTGGCCCAATCTTCTATAGTTCCGGCGGTTGTACTTAAGTCTATTATTACATTTATATTACTGGTACCTTCTATAGGAATTAATTCTATAGTATTTGGGTCATCTATAGCCATATTTAATCTTTCTGTAAATATACCTACACTAAATTCCTTTGTAATCTCTGCCGCTAAAATTGCTTCTCTTTTCAATAATTTTGTAGCAAAATCTTTATATGAACTTATACACTGTATATTATTAGCAGTTTTTATGTCAGATATTATATCTTTTTCTTTATTTTTTATTTCATTTAACTCTAATATTCTTTTACTAATGATCTTTAATTTTTCACGAAATTCATCTGTTTCATTTATTAGTTGTTCTGTATATTTAGTATAATAATTTACAGTGCTCTCTAACATTTTATTTTATTAAATATTCCACATCACCAAATATTATTTTCATAATATTTCTAGTATAATTATTAAATCCATCTAAAATAAGTTTTCTAATTTGCTTATATTCATCAGAATCCTTATTTATAATAGATTCAATTTCTTGTAGAATCATAGCTTGAAAAACTTTATTCCGTTTGCCTATAAATCTAATAATTTCAAATAAATCTATTTGTTTTATTATTTTATTTCCTTCCATATTTAAATCTTATCCTCTTTCTCAACCAAATCCAATAGAATTCTATTCAAATTTTGTGCTCCACGCAAAATCTTTTTCTTTATTGTCATTAATTTTCCATCAACTTCAACACTATCCGCTAAATTAGCTAATGTTATATTTTCATCAGTTAATTTAATTTGGATTCTACAGTCTCCCTCAAAATATTGGCCTCCTGTTACCCAATTTAAATCTTCTGAATGTCCCCAAGTTATATGCGCTGAAACTGTAGTTCTATTAGTGACTGGTATCCAATATTTACCACTACATGTTGTACAAAAAGAATCTGTAGAAGTATTAGTAATAGGGTCTAAATTACAAAATGGGCATGGTTCAGAAGATATTGTATATATAAAAACCACATTTCTTCCTATAACAGACCTTATTTTGTCAATTATATCTGTTGTGTCTGGAAAAATTATGTCCATTTTAATACCTCTGTAAATAAATTATCCCATTGCTTACTAATATTTTTCCACAAATACTTGTCAGATGTAAATTTTTCTAAACATGCGTTCTTCTTTTTATTATATAATTCTTTATTTGAATATAATAATTCTAAACTATTAGCAACGTCTTCAGCTCTTACTAATCCACCAACAGTCATAATGTCTATTTGCATTATTTTAGATACAACCGGCAATAAAATTCCACAATCACTAAATAATTCTTTACATGCACTATGTGCAGGTACTATTTGTGGGGCCCCTGTTGCAGCGTGTTCGGCATTACAAAGGCTCCATCCTTCACCAATAGATGTATTTATCCCTACTTCACAACAGTTATAAATTAAATTTAATTTTTGTACGGGAACGGTTTGTACACCAGAAGAAGCATTTGATATTATTAATCTATTTCCTATATTAAATCTTTTAGCTATTTTTGAAATATCTATATAAGAATCAACTATTCCACAATGAGAATAAAATTTAACATTTTCTGGTTTATTTTTTGCAAATATTGAAAATCCTTCTAAAGCTATATCCAGTTTTTTTCTTGGTTGATTCCGTCCTGCATTTAATACTATAAATGAATCTATTAAATCAGTTCTATCTTTTGGAAATAATGTTTCCTTTAGTTCTTTAGTTGGTTTATTTATTTTATAAAAATCATCTAAATCAACCCCATGTGGAATTATAATAGTTTCAAGATTTGGACATGCTTTTTTAACTACGTTCTTGCCAAATTCTGTATATACAACAGCTTTACTTACTATATCGAAATTAACATACCAATCTGGATCATGTTCCTCTGCATCAACGGGAAAATATACCACTATTTCAGGTTTCTTATTGATTTTAGACCAAACTTCTTTAATTACTTTTAAATATTCATTTATAATCCAAACATCATTTAATATAAAAATAAGGTCTATATCATCTTTAGCTAAATCCTGTATTCTATTAAACCCATAGAGAATTCCTTTACTTCCTGCTGGGTAAATATTGTAATTGTATTCATGTGGATCACCATGGTAATTAATGGCTAACATTTCTATATTATATTTATCTCTTGGTAAATATTTTATTATAGAATGTGCCACCCTACTAAATCCTGTTGGAGTTACTCCATCACTAATCCATAAAATATTATACATCCTTTATCCCTTTCTTATTAAGGTATAGTATCTTTTTCATACCCAGGAGATGTCCATCCAGGTAGATGGCCTTTCTCTGTCCAAGCTAATCTTTTAGAAGGTTGTTTTATTAATGAAGTTAATTCATCCCAATCTGATTTTAATGAAAATTCTTTCATTTTTCCAGATTCTATATTACTATATGATATTTCGTAATCTTTCCAGCTACCAGTAGCCCAAGATGAGTTTTCTAATGCGCCTTGTTTTATTATAATAGATGCCATTAAAACTATAGGACGCTCATCAACAGTTTGTATAATTGGTGGTTCTGGAAAAAGAAAAGAAATATTAGGATTCCTATATATATCATAATTAGAATCTATTAGATACTTATAATTCCACCAGCGCTGTAGAGTTTTTATAGAATACATTAATGCTGTTCTTAACCATTCATCTAAATATCTATAACTAGCTGGGTTTGTGTCTCCTAAATGTAATCTTAGAGCATCTATTAAATAATCATAGTTAGTAGCTGTATTTAATGACATTTTATGTTAATCCCACTTGTTGTAATTCAGCTAGTCTAGCCTCAAAAACCTTAATAATCTTTTCAGATTTTTCCATTTCTCTAGCTAAATCTATCATTCTTATTAAGACTGTTTCTGTCTTAATTTTATTTACTGTATGCTGTAAGGCCATAAATTTTTGATTGATAACCTCTTTTAATTCTTCATCAGAGTAACTTTCTATTTCCCTTTCTTTTGGTTGTTCTTCAATAGGCCTTTTATATTCTATTATATTTCCCATCTCAAACTGCCTTTTATTTGACCGTCTAAAAAACATATCTTGTTTTATATCCCAAATATCAATTAATCCTTCATTTTTCTTTGGGTCTCCAGATACAATTATTCCTTCCGGTTCACCAGAAAATGGATTTATAACTGTTAAATAAACTTTTCCCAAAATAGTCTTTTTATAGGTTTTATAAGGAGCATCAGTTTGCATTTTTGAATAAATATCTAAATTACTATCTTCCATTTAAAATAAAAATCCTTTCCTTTATATGTAAATTTATTATGGGAGAGTTTTTAAAAACTCTCCCATATATATACAATATATTAACTAATTCCGCCTATTACATAAATGCCTTGAGCATTATCAACCATTAAACCAAATTGTTGATAAATATCAAGATTCCAATATGGAGGAGTTGGGCGCATTTCATCATATTCTTTGGTTTTTACATCACCATAAGTAATAAATTCACCAACATTTTCTCCTACTACCAACACTTTATCTGTGGGTAGCATTGTATTATGATCTTCTGGATTATCCCATACTTGATTTAGAGCTATAATAGGAGCGCCATAATATTTACCCAACCAGCCGGTATCCATAATCTCTTTAATTGCTGATGGTACTTCAGTAGTAGTAGCTCCATTAGACCAAAAACCACCGAAAGTAGTAATTGGAGTTAATGCAGAGCGAACGCCAATAACTGCTTTTACGCCAGAGGTAGTTTGATTAATTCTGTCAATAGCGTTCTTTAGAACGGTAGAAGAAATAGCACCACCCGCTGAAACGTAGTTATCTGGAGTGTTACTTCCATTCCATACAGAAGCTAGAGCATTAAATACTTTATTCATGAACATATCACGAAGTTTCGCCATAGCCTCAGCACGTAGTGATTCTATAGTACCAATTTCTCCAGATTCTAATTCCCAATAGTTAGCCATTAGAGAAACAATAGCACCATCTAGAACGTAATTCATTCTATCTGATACCGTTACTTCGCTCTTTAGACTAACTGAACCTGGTACTAAAGTATGAACGGTAATCCCCTTTCTTATTTTCTTTATTAGAGAATCCCCAGGTTTTAGATTTCTGGTATTCAATAACAATGAAATAAAATCGGTTGTTATATGATTAGGCTGAATATACTCAACTAATAATTCTGCAAGAGCCTCTCGCTGATTTTTATCCTTCATTACAGAAGCGATGGCTTCCTTTATTTTTGTATCTTCCATTGTATTATTTTATCCTCCAAATTAATTATTTGGTTATAGAGAATGTTAAATCACCATTTGAAGTATTATAATGTTCTACAACTCCAATTACTCTGTTTCCCCAAGTAGAAACAACTTTTAGTTTGCCAGCATCAGTAGAATCTTCTGCTGTATTTGCAACTTGTAATAGAGTACCTGGATTAACAATAGCGGCATTGTTTATATAACAGCCGGATGGAACGGTATATGTTCCTTCGCCAAACGCTAGACAGGGCGTACCAGATGGTATAGTTAAACCATTTTGGTTTCCTGGGTGTGTTACATAAACGGTAGTAGAGAATGGAGTATTTGCAGGTCTATCAAAACCCTGTCGTAAAGCATAATTGAAACTTGGATTTGGTTGATAAATAGGAGTTTCTCTATTATCAACTGCCCATGTTACAATAAACATTGCGGCATTGGCTTCTTCAGCAGTAGCCGGAACCTTGCAACCAGGTAAATCTGTTTTACTTCCAAAATCGTAATTATGTGTATGAGATGTTAAAACCACCATACGACCTTCAACAATATCTTCTGTTGGTATAACACCTTTTATATCATAAAATTTATTAATTTCCATTACTAATTATCTCCTTGATAATTATTTACTTTTTAATTCTCTTAGAGCTTGTGCTAAAGCCTTTGGGTCTTTGGATATATCATCACTATTGCCATTTAAATTTGGAATATTTTTATCCAAAGATGATGTTGATTCTTTTCTATATGCACTAGAAAAAGCAACCATTTCCTGTAGCATAAACTCAAAACTTTCCTCAGTCATGCTTAAAAGTTTTTCAGCATTATCAATAAAATATTGATCGTCTTTTATAATTCCAGCCTCTTTGCATTTTTCTTTCATTTTCTTTAATTTTCGCTCTTTTTCTTCTTTTGCTTCTACTTCGGCTTTAAATTGTAAAAGATTTTCATTTTCTTCTCGTAAAGATTTAATTTCATCGTCTTTAGCTGAAAGAGCAGTATCTTTCTCTAGCATTTTATTTTCTAGATCAGAGACTCTCTGTTTTAATAGTTCTAATTCTTCCAACTCAGTATCCTCCACGTTTTTATTTTGTTCTGATGCACTTATTTCTAGAACCGGTGTTCTACCCTTATAAGCCGGCATCCCTACTATAGTAGTAGCTCTTACAACTACATCGTGTAAATCTTCTATACCATTATCATCTACCGAAGAATTGACATAGCCTAATTCCCAAGATAGATTAATTGGAATACCTTTGCTATGTGCTTCTTTAATATAATTTACATCTTCTTCACGTTCTTTTTTCCATAGGGCCGCTAATCCTTTTATTTGCCCTCCAACCTTTTTTAAGTTGGTAATAACGCCTATTGGGTAAGCTCCTTCATGTCCATTTGGAATACCGTTTTTTGATAAAGATGCGGCTTTTATGGGCATGTGTAAACCAGTTGATATTATATTATCAAATTCTTCCTCTGGAATTCTTTGCCTATTTGCATTTGGTTCAGAATCTGTAAAAATAAATTTTATCCATGAAACAAAATTTTTATTTAAATTTAATGAAGAAATTGATTCATTTATATCGTCATCGTCATCAGTAACATCTTCAAATGTAATATTACTTAAAAAGTTTGTTATTAGTTTATCTTTCATTTGTCACCCTCATTCGCAAACTATTGCGAATTTATGTTCTATTTTAATTATAACACAAAATGCAATTTCGTGTCAATTATTGATCTAATTTATCACTATTATTGCGTTTTTTAGTGCTAGTTTGCTGATTCTTTGGCTGTGGACTATAAGGTTTTGGAGCAAACTCTTCTACATTTAATTCTTTTAGTAAATTATTTTCTTCTGCCTTAGTTCTAATTTCATCATTCCAATCATATCCAAATACCTCAGCGTACGAATTTCTGGATAAATTACCAGATTCATAAAGTGATCCTATTGCTGTAACAAAGGTTTTAAAATCATTCAAATTTATATTTTTAAATTTTATATCTGGAATATAAGATATATTATTTCTCTCTGCTACGTTTCTAATAACATCTCTTAAAACAGGTAAAATCTTTCTTCTCATTGATTCCATTGTTTTTAATGGAGATAAAGAAGCAAATTCTGGATCAGACGTACCGGTCTTTTCAGTTTCTCCTGTTATAAGTATTCTAGGAAAACCTAACGAGTAAACAATATCCTGATTTATATCTTTATACTTTTCAGAATTCAATAGAGAATCTACTGGAGGATATATCCAATCAATTTGTAAGGTATGGTTTGCGAATAGTTGAAAGATTCTTTCTATTTCCGCATTTTTACCTATATTTTCTCTCCATAACATTTGTTCTTTAATTGCATTAAATTGTTCCTGGTCATCTTCTGTTAATGGAAAATCTTTATCCCCCAATCTAAATAATAGAATGGCGCTAATAACTCTACTTGCTATTGAATAATCCATTCTTCTTAAATTTCTTTTGTGCTTTAATGATTCTAAAGCAGATGAAAGATATGGTATTGGATATGGACTATTACTTAGATATTTTGATCTAAATATTAATGGATTATCTAGTAATATTTCTTTCTTTCCAGAAAGTATTTCCGATATAAATTCTGGATATAGAACTTTAAATTTAGATAATAATTTTTCATCAGATGTACCATCTGGATACTTGCCATTATTAGTAATAAAATAGATTAACTTTTCAGGTATTTTTATAAAATATGATGGCTTATCTGAAAAATATGTTGAATTTATTTTTATTGTTGATGGGTCACGAACCCACATAGAAACAGGTAGAATTAAACTTGAATATTTTTTTATTCCTAGTTTTTCTAATTCATCTTTATTAGCAACAGCATATTCTATTTCAGGTATTACCAAACCAGAAATCAAAAATTCTATCGCCATATTCTCAGCAAACGCTTGTAAACTATCTTTTATGCCGTAAAAAATTCTTAGCTCATTTTCGGTTAACTTTCCCTTATTGGTAAATAAGATTTCAGTAATTCCTATATCAACCATCTTATTTATTGTAGTAGATGAAATTGGGTCTCTTTTGTAAAAAAATCTACAATCTCTAATTAATTTATTATAATCTAAATTATTATAATCATATTTATCTACATCCTGTTCGGATAAATACCATGGATTATTTATGTTTGATAAGGGATTTAACCATGAAGATACCGTTTGCATTATCTTTTTTGGTTCCTCTACGGTTGAATTTATTTCTTTTGTTGTCATAATTTTACCTACATTAGCCAAATTGGTTTAGCTAATTTTACTTTTTCCCTTTTAACTAAAATATATTCATTTGTTAAATAATAAGCTAAAGCTCCACAAAGTAAAGCAGATGTAAAGTGATCTTCTCCTTTTTTTCCGCCCTTCTGTGTTAGTGTTTTATATACTATATCGCCATTTATATTTTTAGAATAAGTCATTCTCTCCAATTCTGCTACGGTTTCTAAGTCAGTTGATGTATATACTATCTTATGATTATTAGTATAATCTTGAAGCACTGATACAGAAAACGGTTTAGTTTTAGATTTTATTTCATTACCTTCATTATCAATGCCCAACGTAATTGAAGAAGAAAAATCAATTGGTATCAATCTATTCTTATAATCTTTATGTAAAAATTCCTTATCTTCCTGTAGCCGTTGAATAACAGAAATACCAACATTACCTTTATCTATTCCTATAATAATAGGTTCAAACTTAGTATCCAACATATCTATAAATTTTTCCTGTATTGGATAAGAAACTTTATTTAAAGTTATTTTTCCATGAAATTTAATTCTATTCATGTTATCTATATACATAATAAATATGGCTGTAGGCTCAGTATATCCTAAATCTATTCCTATTAAACTCTTATAACTTTTATCTGGAAGCCCAGGAAATATTGCTAACTTATTAATATAATCCATTAGATTTTCCGATATTAGGCCATCAAATATTAATTTATAAACAGGATAATTAGAAATTTCCATATTTGATCTGTCAAACAACGCAAATACAGGCCTTCCATGTTGCCCCATTATGAAATGTATATAGTCATCAGAATCTTCTCCACCATACTGTTCAATAGCTCTTTGCTTATCAGAATCCGTAAATCTTGGGTTTCTATAGGCAGATATTCTATGCTTTGTATAAGTTGAATTTTCTTGATCTACGTGATATAAAACATTATTTTCTCTTAATCCTGTAGGAACTCCCGATACTATTTTTCTACACCCAGGTACCCATGTATTAAATGTTGGTTGTAATTCTAACCACGTACCCCAAGGATAATATCCAGCTTCATCCAAAATCTCAAACGGTGAATGTAAACCAATTACATTAGCCCCAGTTCCTGTTTGTCCTGCAATACGACATAATAGCGTAGCATTATTTAACATCTTTATAGTAAAATCTGAGTTATTAATTCCACCTCTAGGCTCTATAAAGTTTTTCAAAAAAGAATTAGATCTTAATTGCCTAGAAAGACCTGTCATTATTGGTTCCAAATGAACCTTGCTAGGTACTGTATAAAGTAAATAATCATTTGGAAATAAATTATATACTAGTGCCCATAAAAGTATATTAACTAATGACAGTGATTTTCCTACAGCACGGCCACAACACAACTCTTCATAACTATTAAAATCACATATAAATTCTTTCTGGTAATCTGTAAATTCAAATTCATCTTCAAAATCCAATTTATCTATATTATTTACAAATTCTCCAAATAATACTGGATTCTTTATTATCTCATATAATATTAAATCACTTTGTTCTACTTTTTCACTTATTGACATGATACTTCCAATAATCAATTATAGATTTTTCTGCTACTCTGCTATTTATTTTTATTGTTGGTTCTAAATAAGTTTCATTATATAATCTATATCTTTGTCCATTAAATGGAAGTGAGTATCTTTCCTGCAAGAAATCTCCTCCCCATTTAGTAATATAAAAATTATGGTTCAAATTAAAAAATTTATTATTAGAACCGCCTGTTTCTTGGTTTACTGTTCTACTCCAAAAATGAAAATAAACTGAATTAGTTACAGTACACGATTTTATATCAGATAGTAAAGCCCTCTTTACTAAGTCATTATCTTCATAATAACAATTATGTGTTACTAAACCATTTGCTATAAAGGTTCTGGTTGAAGTTTGTATATCAATAACATCTTTCATACCAACATCTTCTATTTTAGTTATTATAAGGTCTGAATGTTCCTGGTTTATATCATAATGGCATAATTTACTCAATAGAGATATAGTATCTGCTTTTTCTATCGTGTGGACACTATTATCTTGTTTAATATACTCATTTATACTAAAGGGTGAGCATATTCTATATCCTTCTTTTAATTTATTTGTTTCCACCCAATGATAAAATTTTGTAGTTGGGTATTTAGATAACCACCTATGATTTTTTGAACAAATTATTTCTCTACCATCTTCCAGTGTTATTTTTAAACATTCTGCTTTTTTATATACTTTTTCTTCAACTATAGATTTCTTATATTTTCTAAATTTTTTACTAGATTTTGGATATTCTTCAACTCCTATTAATTCATCCCCGATATTTAGGTCTTCCAATTTAACCCAGGTTAATTTTGAAGTTAATACTGGAGTTTCTGGAACTAAGCATGGAAAAAAATTAACATCTATGTAACCAAGTTTATCAAAAAATGATTTTTTGTAAAGAGCCAGATTATGTGTTTCTGACATTCCATTATCTGATATATTTATATTATCTGTAAAATTTGTAAATGATTCCCAACACCTGGATTCAAAATTAGAAAATCTAAAATTATCTCCAAACAATTTTCTATGCTCTGGAAAATCTCTTACTAAATCCTGCACAGAATATTGAACAGGGCATATCCACTCATTTTCTGTAGTATCTGCTACCTTTATGAGAGAATCTATAGAGTATGGATATGCAATTACATCATTGCCCATTATTACTATATAGTCATAATTACATGTTTTCCATGCAAAATCATATATATCATTTACTGAATATGGAAATCCCATATTTTCATTGTGATAAATATGTTTTAATCCTTCTTCCGACGCATATTTTCCAGTTTCAGAATCCCCTGGTTTTCCTATAACCAGAAAAATATCATAGTCATTTTTTACAGTATCTTTTATAGATTTTACAGACTGCTTAGTAAATGCTAGATTTCCAAAAGAAACCATACCTATTAGAGTTTTTGGCATGTTACACCTTTGCTACTATAATATCGTTTTTAGCGTGTGGATTATCTTCAAGATATATTTTATAATATGGATTTATTTTAAATAACCATTTAAATACTTCACTTTCTAATACATTATTCCACACCTCGCCATTCCATCCATCATTATTTTGACTCATCATTCGTTTATCATCTATCATAATAATATGATCTACAATATTTGTTTTCAAAATACTAGTATAAATAGCTTCCAACTCTCTATATAGAGGTACTTTATATTTTCCTGTAGTATCGCCCTCTATCATTGAATGTCCATCTAAGAAAAAAGTAATGGGCTCTTTTATATTTATTATAATATCGTATAATAACTCTGCTGAATCTCCTAAATGTAAATGAACTTTAGGGTTATCTTTATAATAAGAAAAAGCAACATCATAATATGGTTTATGTATTTCTATGCTATGAACTTCATTAAAATCTGATTGTAATGCTACTTCAATACCGCCACCAATATATGTTCCTGTTTCTACAAAAATTTTTGTTTTATATTTATCGAGTAAATCTTTATTTAAACTAAGTGACATTCTATATCCTTTAAAACTCCTTCCTTATCTATTTTATTACTCCAAAATCTTCTAGATGGAATATCTAAATTTCTTACTAAATATGCTGTTTCTCTATTATAAGTAAAAGCTAAAAACTTTTTATTAGGATTAAATATATTGCTTTTTGTCTGTGTAAATACAAACGGGCCTGAAGCTCTTCCAACTATTAAATCACAAAATGTACTAATATATGCTATTTCGTTTAAATCAAAACCAGTAAATAAATCTTCAGTAGATACTATGTTATCGTGTGTTGAATCTCTCAAACTCTCCGTTATAAAAAATTGTATATCTTTATGATTGATAGCTAATTCATTTATAATTGGTTCAAAATCAAAATTATTTGCTTGGTTAGAATTTACTTTTCCGTTACAAATAAGAACATGTTTTTCGTTTTTGTCTATAATAAAATCTACTATATTTGTATTATAAAATGAATAATCTATTTCAGGTATATACTCTACTATATTTTTTTCTAATCTATAATCTATACCTGTTTGTGTTAAACACTCATTAAACATTTCTATATATTTATCTAAGAATATCCCAATTCCTGGCAAAACATATTTTTGCTGTAGTCCTATCCATGTATTTATGTAAATATCATTATTTAATTTTCTAGCTTGAAATTTATTTTCACATAAATACGTAATAGTAGAATATTTTAATTTTACAATATCTTTAAAAACATTAGCGCCTTTATTATGACAATAGAAATATCTTTCAGCTTCTACATTATCTATAATATCTTTTATTATTCCTTTAGAATTAAATAAATCTCCTGCACCATAAAAGCTATAAAAAACTAAATCTGAAATCATTAATAAGTCTTATATTTCCTTTGCACAAATGATTCTAAATCTTTTCCTTCTAAACCGGATTTTATTATTTCAACTATTTTACTATCAATTTCATCTATAAGATCGTTTCTCTGTAAATTAAGATCCATTCCTTTTTTGAACTGATTCCATAATTCTTTCATTCCTTCTTCCGAATAAAATTCATTTTTAAAATCCTCAAAATTCATGTGCCTTATTCTATAAAATATTTCTTGCGCTAAAAACATTTTTTCATCTACAGTAAATAATTTATCTATTAGACCTCCTAATGTATCGCTCATCTCATAAATAACCTTTCATATATTAATAAAACAATATAAGAAGTTGTACATAATATACTAACTATAATAATGAGAGCAAATAATATAGTACCTAATGCTTCTTTCAAATTAATCATAGTTATTTCTAATTTTTCAGAAAATGGAATATTTTCATCTGGCATATCTTCTAATTCGATAGAATATTCAAAATCCCTTATATGTTTAAACTTTGGCATTTTTATCTTCTCCGGGTATAACTATAAATACAGTCGAATCTGTATCTTTCTCAAAAAACGTATTAATTATATCAGAATTATTTCCGCCAAAATCATCAAACAAATAATCTATTTTATACTTATCTAACATATTTCTTTTCCATTCTCCTATTAGCATATTATGTTCATCTCCTTTTCTACCTATATAAAAATCTGGTTGTGGAAATCCATCATTTATCCATTTATCTAAATCTTTGTTTTTACATTCTTCCTCAAAATGTGCCGTTAGTATTCCAATAGAATGTCCCATATTTTTCATAGATTTACAAAGATTTATGAAAAATTCTTTATGTTTCCAACAAGTACCGTCAAGGTCTAGGGCTATCTTCATAAAAGAAATCCTCAAAACTTCTTTCCATTAGCAAATTATTCTTCCATTCTCCTCTGGTATATTTAAAGTTATAGCCAAAATACTCGCTCTTAATCAATTTAATAAAATCTAAACCGGCCTCTATACTAAGCGTAGAACCCCCTCCAAATCTTGAATTTACTTCCAAAACGAAAGGATTCCCATCAGGAGTAACTATAAACTGTGAGCATACTGGCCCAATAAGACCGATAGAATGGCCCAAATCTTCTGCTAAATATATTATATTATTTTGTCTCTCAGTTATACTTGTTATTACTTCTCCGCTTCCTACTCTAGCTCTTTTCCTAGAAACAGAATCTACTGCATTATAATAATTATCAAAATATGTATCTACAGAATATTCAGTACCCTGTACAAATTTTTGTAATATATAAGAATCTCTATCATTTGTTCTAAATAAAAATTTTTCATCTTCTTCGTTATTAAGAATAGCAATTCCTCTTGAACCAAAGCCAAATCTTGGTTTAGCTATTTTTGGGTAACCAGATACTTTTGGATAAATATCAGGAAAATAATTTAAACAAAATTCTTCAAATAATTTTTTATCCAAGCAAATACTACTAGGGTAAAAATCCGATGCTAATGTAACGCAATTGTCAACGTGTATTTTAGAGCATACGGTTACGGCCTCATCTTGTAATGGTAATAGCAAATTTATTTTATATTTATCAATAATATATTTTATATCTGAATAAATTTCAGGGTCTTTCCAATCCTTTCCGCAAATAATCTTTCCAACAGAAGATAGCGGCATTCTATTATTAATTTCATATCCATAAATATTAAATCCGTTTTCAATAAATTTTTTGGCTAACGAAACCCTTCTTCCTCCACCTACAAATAAGACATTTAATTTAGACATTATCTCATACTCTCCGGTATATTTAAATTATTAGTACCACGATTTTCCATTAATTCCTTACTAGAGATATTTACAACTCCATCGCATTTTTCTCCATTTTCAAGAATTCTATCACAATTAAAAATTAATTTATTTTTACCATAAGGATATAAAAACCACACAGTACCCAAAAGCATATTGCATTTAGGGCAAAATACATAACTCATTTTACTCTCATAAAACTGTTTAGCTTTTAATTTTAAATCCTCTAGATAATTAATAACGCTGGTTTCCTTATCTCCTTTTCTGTGCTTCCTAGTTATTTTTAAATCAGTTTGCATATTAGAAATATCGTTACGAAGTTTATTCATAACTGTACTTATTTTTTCTAATTTCAACACATTATCTATATCATCAAAACCTTCTTTTCTTATCTCAAAAACAACTTTCTCCAAATCTTCCAGAGTTAAAATACTTTGTATGAGAGCTCTTAATACTAATTTATCGTTTACTTTTAAGTCAGATAGATCATAATCATCTTCAAACTCTTTTAATTTTCTATCAATTCTTTTCTCAAATTCGATAGGAAAAACAGAGTTTGTAATTTTTTTCTCCCATATTTCTTCAAACTCTTCTTCGCTCATATTTTTATATTGCTTTAAATTTCTAATCTTTTTCTTATCAGGTAAAGTTAATCTTCTATCAGCCATATTTTACATAACACAAGCAGACCAACCGCATTCGTGACAAGTTAGACAATGTCCATTTTTTTCAACGGCAGGTTGTCCACATTCAGGACAAATTATCTCTTCTGGTTCATCAAATTTACTTTCATAATATTGCTCTTCGTTTATATTTAATGTTTGATCTGTCATTGTTCCTCCTATTATTAATTATAACATATTTTTATGTTTTATGTAAATAATTATCTTATTTTTACTGATTTATTTGTAATTTCAACAATTTTTTCTATATTTATTTTTAACCAGTCTAATAAATTTTCTCTTATGTTATACCAACATTCTCTATGAATAAACAAATTAAAAAATGGCCTATCACACGCCAGCATATATTTTTTATCATTTGGTAATATATTATTTCCGCAAACTAAACATACATCATTCATCTTTAAATTCTTTAATTTCCTCCTTAGCTAATCTATTATATTTTTGTAATGTATTCATTAAGCTAGCTGTCAATAAATTTTTATCTCCAACCCAAATATATTGTATTAATCTCTGGAGGTCATCATAACTAATTGGTATATAAATTAAATTATGTGACTCTCTACAGGCATCGGCTAAGACATCTTTAGAATATACTTTACCGCAATATAAACATTTATATAATTTATCTCCAATATGTATTGACATTTTAACCTTTCTGTGGTATAATATAATTAAACAAGAGAGTATATACAGTTAACTCTCTATAAATATAATTATACCACAAAATGAAAAAAAAGTCAATATATTGACACGAAATTGTGTTTTGTGGTATAATATATAATATAAAACATAGTCGCTCTATAACCCTAAAACGCTTAACAGGTACACCATTTTTGGTAAGCGATTGCGACAAATAAAATCCCAGACTTCTTACTGTATTTAACAGTAAGACTGTCATCATATAATGATGGCTGAAAGGGGTATGCTACGCTCGCTTTTTAGCGAGAGAGTCCCCGCCCGTCGGTCTTGTGGGTTGCTAGCCTATAGGTAAACTCGACCACCTGGGCTTCCTTGAAAAAGGTTGGCTAGCGATGTTGGTATGCTACTACCGTAATCACGTAGCGCCTCATAAATAAACCCAATGTTACTTGTACCTGGGTAGCATTGCGCCTCATTATATTTATATAGCTGAGGCTTTGATAAATTGATAGCTTGAAATTAAAATACTGTATTAGTCAAGAGGTGAAAAGCATTAATTTATAAAATAATAAATTCAATTTAATTAAAATTACCTATTGACAAACGTATAAAAATATGTTATAATTAAATTATAAGCAAGATTGAACTTTCATAACTGAATAGGGAAGCGCAAATAAAGAATTTAGGTAGGATCGTAATAGGCGTAATATACATTTGTAATGTATAAAGATAAAATAGGTGCAAATCCTTACCCTACTTTTAGCCGCTATCGTTCAATTGATAGGATGTCTTTAATCGAGAAGACGGATCGGAGTTTGAATCTCCGTAGCGGCTATAGTTTTACATTTATATAAAAACAAGATATGTACCTAATATAGGATATTTAGCGGGTGGACGGTTGGTATCGTGAGAGTTTCATAAGCTCATAAAAGTAGGTTCAATTCCTATATCCCGCTACACATCTGAAGTCTCACTTGTTGAGGTAGTAGGATGTATCAGCTTCTCTGCCATGTGTAGAGGTAGTAAAGATACCCAGAAGGGTATCGGTCAAGTGCAACGCCGTGATAAGTACTCGGAGTCATGAGCCGTACGGCGATACGGATGGTGTAACCGTATTATGGAATAGAGTTGTGGAACACTGGCTATTAAATATAAATACAAGCTAAAAATCAGGTTCAACTCCTGACTATTCCATTTTTTATTTTAATAAAAAGGAGATTTATATTATGGCAACTGATATTAAAAATGTAAATAATGATGTCTATATACTAAATAGGATTAAAGCATTTATTCATTGCAGTCTTTATTATAAAGAAGAAATTGAAGGAAAAGATTATGAAGATGCTTTAGAAGATTTAGCTCTACTTGTTGAGGAGTTAGAAGAGGAGATAAATTGAGATATTATGTTACTGATTTAAAATATATTAGTCAATTTCAAAAAGATATTTTTACAGCAAACCAAGTATCTCTTGATACGGAAACTACAGGATTAGATTGTCATTCTAATACTTTAATTCTTGTGCAAATAAAAATAAATAATAACTCCTATATATTAAATGCTGAAAAATTAGGAAATAAATTATTAACATATTATATAAGTTTTATAGAAGATAAACTTGTAATAGGTCATAATATAAAATTTGATATAAAATTCATAAAATCCGCTACAGGAATCTATTTAAAAAATGTATATGACACAATGATAGCAGAAATACTTTCTTATAGCGGAATAGGAAAACAATTTTATTCACTAAAAGAACTTGTAGAGAAATATTGTGGTATTACATTGGATAAAGAAGTTAGAGAATATTTCTATAAAGAACATAAAGTTGGAGATGATATACCAGAGGATATTTTAGAATATTCAGATAATGATATAAAATACCTTGAAATAATAAAGGAAAAGCAATATAAAAGATTTGAAGAAACTAAAATGCTAAATGTCTTAGATTTAGAAAATAGAACAATTCCAGTTACAGCAAGTATGGAATTTAATGGCATTAAACTTGATGTTGATGCGTGGAAAAAATTAGATGAAATAGCTATTTCCGAAACAGAATCCTCTACAAACGAATTAAAGGATAAAATAGTAAAAGATATTATTAATTATAAAAAATTTGATAATGCACTAGATTTATTTAATTTTCTGTGTATTCCTGTACAGAAAAAAAGCGATAAAGAGCTATTAAAATCAATTAAAGAAACATCATTTATGGAGTTATATCTTAGAGACCATATAAATTTAAACTCTAATAAACAGGTTCTTTCTATACTAAACAATATATACGGGTTAAATTTAAAAGATACTAATGAGAAAACTTTAAATAAAATTACAAATAATAAACTAATAAATGATATAATTAATTATAGAGGTATATCTAAAAAAGTAACATCTTTTGGAGAAAAATTTATAGAGAATGTAAATCCTGTAACAGGCAAAATTCACAGTAATTTTAATCAGCTTGGTACACGTAGTGGTAGATATTCGTCTAGTGATCCTAATCTACAAAATATTGTTAGAGAAAGTGAATATAGGACGTGTTTTATTGCTGATGATGACTACGTAATTATTACTTTTGATTATTCTCAACAAGAGCTTAGGTTTCTATGTGTTAATTTTAAAGAAAGTAATATGATTAAAGCATTTGTAAATGATATTGATCTTCATACTAATACTGCATCACTTGTTTTAGGAGTTGATATAGATAGGGTTACAAAGGATGATAGGCATATAGGAAAAACATTAAATTTTGGTATTGTTTATGGAATTAGTGAGTGGGGTCTATTTAAAAATTTTTCAATTCCATTAGAAAATGGAAAAAAATATATCAAAAATTTCTATGAAAAAGCCTATCCATCTTTATCTTTATATAAAGATGCTGTATCTAAATTTGTATTAAATAATCTATATTCTTCCACTCCTATAGGAAGAAAGAGATTTTTTTCTTTACCTACTTTGTATAAAGATTACAAAGAAAAACAAATGTTAGAAGGTAGTATATGCAGGAAGGGATTTAATCACGTTATTCAAGGTGGATGTGCTGACATGACAAAATTAGCACTTTGTAATATTTTTTATAATAACCCGTTTGGAGACGATAAACTTAAAATATTAATGCAAGTACATGATGAAATAGTTTGTATGGCTAGAAAAGATATAGCTAATGAGGCATTTGAGTTTATAAAAAATTCAATGTTAGAGCCAGAAAGATTTTTTCTAAAAGATATTGTACCAGCTAAAGTTGAAGGAAAGATAGATAATTGTTGGAGTAAAGGATAAATATGAATATTGAGTTTAAAAATAAATTAAATAGGCTTCTTATTGATGAGTATAGAAATGATTATTTAAATTTATTTGGTGGGCACATTGGATTTTCATTTCTAGAAGAAAAATGGTATGGTTGGTATAATGATGAAAATTTAAAGGGATTTAGTAACCGTGATCTTGATCTAAATGGAAATTTAATAGAAGATATGGATCAAGCTATGCACGTAGCAACAGATTATGTGGAATCTTTAATCCCTAAAGTAAACTTGAAGGACGATCTATGCGTACATTGATAGAATTTAATAATAGATATGGAAAACCTATTACCTATATCGGTATAGATACATTGTCCGATGAAATTATTAAATTTTACACTACAGATTATAACATAGCCGGATTGACTATATTTAAATTTGCTTCAGAAGAAGCAGAACAAGAATTTATAGATAGTATAGAAAAACCTAAGGGAAAAACAGATGCCTAAAGACAATTCATTTATGGGAATGATAGAACAAGAATTTGGTGATCTTGTAGAAGATTTATTAGTAGTAGAAGATAAAAGTAAACTAGATGTAATATCTACAGATACACCGTCTCTTGATATTTCATTGGGTATAGGAGGAATACCAAAAGGAAGAATAACACATATAGACGGGCCAGAATCTAGTGGTAAGACCACTTTAGCTTTAAGTATAGCTAAAAATGCTATTCAAAGTGGAGATAAGGTTTTATATATTGATATGGAAAATCAATTAGACTATAACTATGCCAGGGCGGTTATAGGTAAAAATATTTTTACTGAGGATAACATTAAAATATTTCAACCAGAAGATTCTGAACATGCCTTTGAAATAGCAGAAATTGGTATTAATTCAAATGAATTTGGATTAATAGTATTTGATTCAATAGGAAGTATAGTAACAAAGAAAGAAAAAGAAGATGATTTTGGTGATGTACAAGTATCTTCTGTTTCTAGGGATGTTACTAAATTTCTAAAAAGAAACATGTTTAATATTAGAAAGAATAATATAGCATTTGTGTTTCTAAATCAAGTTAGAGATAATGTAGGAAGTTATACGCATGGTTATAGTATTCCAGGTGGACATGCCTTAAAACATTTTAGTAGCATTATGATTTCATTAACGAAAGGACAACAAATTACTACTGGTAAAACAGTTGTTGGAAGTATATCAAAATATACCATTAAGAAAAATAAATTAGCTCCACCATTTAGAAGTTATATATTACCTATTATATTTGGTAAAGGTATAGATAGTATTAAAGATTTAATTCATTTTTCAGAAACTATAGGAATACTAAAAAAGAGGGGCCCATATTATGTTTTTGGAGAAACAAATCTAGCCCAAGGATTTAATAAGATGTATGAGCTTTTACAGGAAAAGCCCGATCTATATAAGGAAATATATACTAGTGGTTTAAATGCTATAAATAATACGAATGATATTCATATAGATAATATTGAGTTGGAAGAAATAGACCTTGACAGCTAGTATATAATGGTGTAAAATTAAATAGAAAGGAGGTTATATGGTTAGGAATATCGGTCTTGAACGTTTGTATTCATTGGGTCAGTATCAAAATATTAAATTTACCGATGTATTATCTGAGTTTCCAGAAAATATTGTTTTGAATACAGAATCAATAAATCAAATTAGATACTTACAGATGGTAGGAATGGAGTTAGCATTTAGGAAATACTTGAAACTAAGCAATGAACTAAACAAATTGACAATAGAAGAAGCCGTAAAATATTTAGAAGAAGAAAGAATAAATACAACTGAGCTTATTAAAAATTTATTAAACGAAAATGGAGAATAAAACTATGTTTGCAGATATTGATATTAAACAAAAACAATTCGATAATAAAAAGACGACCTATTTAAAATTTACTCCAGGAAACCATATTATTAGAATTTTAGATAGTAAGGCTAAATTATATTTTACACATTGGATTAATGGAATCTCAGTATTATGTCTGGGTGAGGATTGTCCAATTTGTGCTGATAATAGAAATATTTTTATGAAGAACCCAAAGGAATACAAAAAAGACCCTTCGTATATTCCTTCACGTAAAACATATTTGGTAAACGTTCTTGACCGTACTCCTGCTAAAGTATGCCCTAATTGTGGTGAAGCGGTAAAAAAAATCTCTAATGCCTATCCACAAACCTGCCCATCATGCAATAATTTTATTGTTGATGTTGCTGAAACTCAATTAAATCAGGTAAAAGTTTTATCTCGTGGTGTTGAGCTATTTTCTGAGTTAGAAGCACTTTCTAAATCAGTTTATGCTATTGATGTTGATCCTACTTTACCGGATTCTAAACCGCTACCTATTACATCATACGATATTATGTTGGTAGTTTCAGGTTCTGGAAGAGAAATGAAAGTAAAGACCATGCCAATCATTAGCAGGAACGATGAGGTTAGTGTAAATAAAGAAGACTTATTTGATTTATCAAATTGTATTATTTCATTAACTCCAGAAGAGATTGTAGAATTACGAAATGGAGTGCTTTTAAAAGATATTTATATGGCACGCAAGAGTAAGGATGATTTTCTTGCTGAAGATAGTGTTGATAGCCCAGAACTTAAGGATAGTATTGAAGATATTGAAAAACAAATTAATGTTCTAATGGGCAATTAGTGTAATTTGTATGGTGGGTAGAGATTGGTATCTCATATATTTTTCGTAGGTTCGATTCCTACACCCACCATTACTTGTGAATTATAGGTCACAGAAATTATTATGAAAGGAAAATAATAGAATTAATATGAACATATATATTGTTGACATTTATCATCCTGGGCCTGGAAGGTATGATGAGTATTATTTGTCTGTTGCCGAAAATGAAAAAGAGGCTATAGATAAAGTAATTGCCAAACTAGGAGATAGATATACTGGAAGAATAAGTGCTGTTTTAATAGAGCAGAATAAATTACCTTGTCTTTTATATGAGACATAAAATTAAGAGAAAATTATGAGAACTTTGGTATGGTTTTCCTGTGGAGTAACATCAGCTTGTGTTGCAAAATTAGTTTCCAAATCATATCTAAACGTTGAAGTTTTATACTGCGACACATTGGCTTATGAACATCCAGATAATAAAAGATTTATGCATGATGTTTCAGAATGGATAGGGCAAGAGATTAAAATAATACGATCTGAAAAATATACTGATATATATGATGTCTTTAATAAAACAGGGTGGCTTGTTGGAAATGGTATGGCTAAATGTACACAAGAGTTAAAAATAAAAGTTAGAGAGCAATATATGAAACCTGAAGATATACATATATTTGGTTTTACAGTTGAAGAGGCTAAAAGAATAGAAAGATTTAAACAAAATAATCCTGATTTATATTGTATATTTCCATTACAATATTTAAATATGAATAAACAAGACTGCTTTAATATGCTTATTAAAGCAGGAATTGAAATACCTATGATGTATAAATTAGGATATAAAAATAATAATTGTATTGGATGTGTTAAAGGGGGTAAGGGATACTGGAATAAAATTAGAGTAGATTTTCCAGATTCATTTGAACGCATGGCAAAACAAGAACGCAAAATGGGAGTAAAAATATTTAAAGATGTGTATCTAGATGAATTGCCTAAAGATGCCGGTAGATATAAGAGTGAATATGAAATTGAATGTGGGATAGGGTGTGGTTTGTATTATGGAGATAATAGATAAATGTCAGAAAATTTAGCAGATTTTTATTTTCAAAAATTATATACTGAAAAGAATGTTGGTCTATTATTAGCCAGGTTTTATTGTGAGGCTTTTGATTTGCAGATAAATAAAAGTATAATAATTACATTTAATAAATTATTAAAAATGTATGGCAGGGAAACTATATTTTTTTCTATAATGGATATGTATGATATGGAAAATATAAACCATGATAAAATTTATCCGTTGATAACCTATTTATGCAAGAGAAGAATGGAAAAAAAGTATGGCAATGAATTTTCTACAAATATAGATTTAACTTCATATATAAATAATACTAATAAAAGAATTAACGAGCAATATCAGAAAAATATTTTACTAGGGAGCTTAAATGACTGATGAATTATTTTCAACAGAATCCGAGAAAGCATTTTTGTCTATTATACTTTTAAATCCAGATTTAATCTATGACGTAAAAAATGTAAAACCATTTATGTTTTCCTCCTCACCACATAATATTCTATTTGATACTATAAATATTCTAGTAAATGATGGTTTAGTGCCAGAAATCAATTTAGTAATAAATTACCTAAAGAGTAAAAATAAACTGGATTCTGTAGGTGGTCAGGAATATATAAAGCACCTGATAACACAAAATTATAATAAGGATAATCTGAAATACTTTGAAAAAAATATAGTTGATTCTTACAAAGCTAAAACATTAATTTCAGTAACTTCAAAATTATCAGACAATTTTATAAAAGAAAAAGATGTTGATTCTGTTATTTCTAATTTAAGAAGTACAATTGATAATTTAACATTGACATCTGGTGGAGAAGGCACGCATAGAATTTCTGATACAGTTAATATTACATTTGAGAATATAAAAACTAGATTAGAAAATCCAGGAATATCTGGAATAACTACTGGATTTAAATCAATAGATATTCCTACTGGAGGTTATTGCGAAGGTGAAGTATGGATAATAGCTGGTAGGCCATCTTCTGGTAAAACAGCTTTTTTGTGTAATTCATTATTAAATGCCAGTAAAGCAGGAGCTAAATCTTTAGTATTTGATCTTGAAATGACTGAATCTGGTTTAATGGATAGACTTATTGCTTTGGATACCGGAATACCTATTACAGATATACGTCTAGGTTTATTAGATCAAAATAAGGTAAATGATATAGAAAATTCTTTAAAGAGATTTAAAGATTTAGATATTTTTATTGATACTACTTTTTCAGTTGATTTGAATTATATAATATCAACTATTAGAAAATATAAAAAGTTATATGATATTAATTTAGTATATATAGATTATATAGGATTATTAGCTGAGCGTAATTCTGATTCAGTAGCAGAGCTAGGAAGAATTTCTCGTGCTATGAAACTTTTAGCAAATGATTTAAAAATAACTATAATTATGTTATCACAAATTAATAGGTCTTGTGAATTACGTGACGATAAACGCCCTGTTTTATCAGATATTAGACAATCTGGACATATTGAAGAAGATTCAGATTTTGTATGTTTTTTGTATAGGGATGATTATTATAATCCAAAAAGTACTAATCAAGCCGGAATAACGGAGTTTATTATCAGGAAAAATAGAAATGGCCCAATTGGAACAATATTTTTAAAAATGAATCTAGCAAATAATATTATGACTGGAGATAAGTAAATGGTTTTGAATTCAAAAAGGAAGGGCTCTCAATTTGAAAGAGATGCTGTAAAATTATTAAATAATAAAATTAAAAATAGTATATGGAAGAGAATTCCTACAAGTGGATCAATTGGAACTAGGTTGAATATTTCTTCCTTAACTGGAGATATTACAGGTGAAGTATCAGGAATACCAAAAAAATTTAAATTAGAAGCTAAAGTTGGATATGGGGGTGCTACGCAACTATCCATAAAAAAAGAATGGTTAGATAAAATAATGGAAGAAGCCAAATCCACATATTCTATTCCAGGGTTAATTTGTAAGTTTTCTGGTGCAAGAAGTGGAGTACAAGAATTTATAGTACTTGATATTGATACATTCTCAAACCTTATAGCAGAAATGTCTGAGTTATATGAGGAATTAGATAGAATATATGACAAAAAGAAATTATGATATTTGGGAAGATATTAAAAAATATTATTGGGATAATTTTAAAATACCAAATTATGTATTAGATTATATATCAATATTTGAAATTATAAAAGGATGTGCCTGCGGAATAAGCAATAAGAATTTATCTGAAACATTTGATTTCTCAGAAAAAGAGATTTCCGATATACTTATTAATTATTTAGATTTTCCTGGTTGGAATTACGACACAGAAATTAATTTATATAATGTATTTTTATCCGCAATTAATTTTGAAAAATATAAGGACTATATAATAAAAATTACTGATAAATTATGTATAGATGATATTTTAAAATCGTATAAAATATGTGAAAAAGTTTCTAATATAGAAAGGATAATAAATGAGTATTATATCTAATAAAATTCAATTACCGGATTTTGACGAATTATCTAAGTTAATAGATGAAATAGGAAATCTTTCTATAGAAAAAAGTAAACTAGATATAAAAATAAAATTTGCGGAAAGTGAAATAGTTAGAATTGCTACTACTGATCCAAAATATTTTCAAAATGGGAAGGCTCCATCGTTTGCATACATAGATTCTACGTGGAAATATTCTGGATTTAATAATGAATTAATTCCATTAAGAAATGAATTAGCTGAGTATGTTTCAAGATTAGAGAAGTGTAAATTAAAATTTGATTTTTATAAAATGTTAATAGATGTTTGGAGAAGCGAATCGGCTAATAGTAGAATATCTATTACATAGAAAGGTAATAATTTGGCATTACAAATTTCAGCAAGTTTAATAAAAGATTATTTAGATTGTCAGATGAAGGCATATTATAGAATACATAAAAAAGATTTGGGAGAAAAAAATATATACGCTATTAGGGGTAGCGCTGTACATGAAATTATAGCAAAAATAAAAGAAAAAGATCTTAACATTCTTATAGACGAAGTAACTGTAAAATATAATTTAAGTAATGAAGATAAAATTATAGTTTTAGACTATATAAAAAAATTTAATGAGGAATTTTTTCCAATTATTGCCAATGCCAATATTGATTATTATGAAAGATTCTTTAAGCTAAAAATTTATAAAGATATATATCTTGTTGGAATTATTGATAGAATAGTTGACAATAATATTATAGATTGGAAAACAGCTTCAAAAGCTCCTAAATCAATTGATAAAGATATACAGTTTATTATTTATAATTATGCCTATAAGGTATTATATAATAAGGAACCAGATTATGTTTTATATGCTTCTATTCCACATAAAAAACTAATAAAATTTAACTATAATAAAGACTTGACTAATTTAGTAATTAATGATATAATTCCTAGTATGGTAAAAGGTATAAAGTCTGGTATATATATGAGGAATGGAGTATTTAATAATAAATGTTTTTTATGTGATTATAAGAAGGATTGTTTAGGAGTAGATTATGAGCTGGATAATTAGACAATTATTAGAAAACAATAAACTTATAAAAGAAAGAGGTGATATAGATTCCGACGAATATAATGATTTAATTGTAATAGAAAAAAAATTTGCAGACTTAAATAAGAAGGGATTGTTTTCTCCGGTGGAAATAAAAGTATATAATTATATTATAGACGGAATAAACTATAAAGATTTAAGCTCAAAATTAAATTTAAATAGAATTACAGTATCAAAAATTTATTCTGATATAATTAATAAACTTTCTATATCATTAGGTTATGAATTTACGGACGAGGGTTACATGGATTATATAACTAAAAAATATAAATTAAACGAAGAACAGCAAAAACGAATGGCAGAATATATTGGCTTAGATAAGGATAAACAATGTTAGGTATAAAAGATTTGTTTTGTGTACATAGACACGACATAGAATCTCATCCGTCATGTTTTGCTAATGGCTTAGTAAATGACAAACAGGCTAATAAAATAGCTAAAGAAATGGGTGTAGAGTGGTATCAAATTCCACAATATAGAATAGGCTATTTAGACATAGAGACAGATAATTTAAAAGCAGATTTAGGGACAATGTTATCATGGTCTATAAAGGAAAAAGACGGTACAACGGCTTATGATATAATAGATAAAAAAGAATTATTTAATGGTACATTTGATACAAGGATTATAAAAAGCTGTATTAATGAGATGTGCAAATATAAAATTATAGTTACATATTTTGGAACAGGTTTTGATTTGCCGTTTTTGAGAACCAAGGCATTACATTATGACTTTGATTTTCCAGCTTATGGCGATATATATAATTTTGATTTATATTATACAGTTAAAAGCAAATTATGTCTATCCAGAAAATCTTTAGCAGTTGCTACACAATATTTAGGAATAGAGGGGAAAACACCATTAGATGGTAATGTATGGTATCTTGCTAAATATGGCGACAAAAAAGCATTAAATTCTGTATTATATCATAATATTGCAGACGTAGAAATTTTAGAATCATTACACAATAAATTACAGCCGTTTAGAAAATGGGTAAGAACAAGTATATAAAGGAGTCTGATATGAAACTTTTTAATAAAAATAAAAAAGATAAAGACGTTAATTTAGTTATTGAAAAGAATGACTTTATTGGAAAAACATTTAATACAGAAATAAAGGCAGTTTTTGAAGATGGTTATTGGACAGTTACATATAATATTAGTGAAGGTAGGAGTAAAGATTTAAAGAAATGGGATGAAAAAACAATGGGATTTAAGGTAATTAATAGGGATTTATATTCTGCAATAAATAATTGTAATTTGTACTCTACAAATTATTTACAGAAATATGATTACAGTCTTTTTAATGTTGCAGAAGAAGAGGTTAAAAATGTCTCTGAGGGTAATGAAAATACCTAATCTTAATTGTATAGTTATTAGACAAGACACAAATAATGAATTTTTTATTTCTACAAAAGATTCTATTGTATTTGGAATACCGACTTTATCCTTTATTTTAAAGTTTCTTGTTGCAAACAATTATATAAATAAAAAGTTATTGGAAGGAGTCTTGGAGGAATGTCAGGAGTAATGTTTAATAAACCAATTTGTATTTTGCTTTCTGGAAAAGCTGGTACAGGAAAAACTACTGTTGCTAACTTACTAAGGGATATTTTTATTCAAAAGGGGTATAAAGATTCTAATATATATTCCTTTGCTAAAGGGGTAAAAGATGCGGCCTTTTTTGGTTTTGGTTGGGATGGAAATAAAGATGAAAAAGGAAGAACTCTTTTACAGGATGTTGGTAGAATAGGTAGAAAATATAATAAAGATATTTGGGTAAGCAAATTAGAAAAAACTTATTTAGGTTTTAATGGTTTTAAAATAGCTATAATAGACGATTGGCGATTTCCAAATGAATATGGCTATTTGAAAAATAATACAGTTTATTCTATTTATAAAGTAAAAATTATATCCCCAGACAGGGAAATATTAAAGGGAACTCCTGCTTATGATGATGTAAGTGAAACGTCTCTAGATGATTTTGAATATTTTGAAAATTTCGATTTTGTAATTTATAATAACTGTAGTATGGAAGATTTAAATGATTATTGTAATACCTTGGCAGAAAACATTTTAAATAAGGAGATTAATAATGTCTAACGATGAAATTATTAGTAAACTTGAAGAAATAGAAGAAATATTAGAAGGCACATTTACAGATTTAAATAATACAAAGGTAGAATTTGCTATAAGTGATGCCTTAGATATTATTTATGAATTAGAAGGATACTTAGAGTTAGGAGATTAAATATGGTTGATCTATCACAAATCGTAACTACAGCTGGGGTTGTAATCTTAATTATTGAAGGTATTAAATGGTTAGTTAGGAAGATTAATCCCAGTCAAGAATTTATGCCTATTTTTTATGTTGTTATAACTCCAATTTTAAATGCAGTTGTACCCTATGCCCTTTTATGGCTGGGATTATCGGTTGATGTACCCATTGTAGGTAGTGTGTTGGATTTAGTAAAATATATTGTATTAGCCGTGTTAGGAGCGTTACTATCGTTTATAGGTTATAATACTGGGGTTAAACCAATTAAGGAATTTGCTAAATCAAAGTAAACCCTTGACACATTGCTGATACTATAGTATAATTATAATTAATAAGACATTTTATTTTTCTCCTTTTTACTCCGGTACTTAGTTGCCGGAGTACATGGGCTAGTAACTCAATGGTTAGAGTGCCTCTCTTATAAGGAGTGAGTTGTAGGTTCGACTCCTACCTAGCCCACTATGGATGCTATTATTGATTCTAAATGGACAATAAAATACAGTCTGGTGAGAGTCAGGCCATCCAAATTTTTTTTATGGTGATGAATAATGGCTAAATGCATAAATTGTAAGAGTTGTTTGGATATTGTTTATATAGATAATAAAAGATATTTATTTTGTGCTTTGTGTAGAAAAATTTATGTAAGCGATCTAGATGGAAATATAAAAGAGATTAAAGATAAAATTATTTTAGATAGAATAGTAAAATTGAGAGGAAGAATCATATAAAATGAAATTATTTTATGATAACCTATTTTCCGCTAATGTTGATGTTTTATTGGTTACTACTAATTCATTTGTTACAAGTAAACACGAATTAGTAATGGGTAAAGGTGCCGCCGGAGAGTTATATAAAATTTACCCATTTCTAGCAAAAAAATTTGGAGAAAGAATTCTAAATACTTGTGGTAATTTAGGTAAATACGGAGTTATCGTAATGGAAAATATTGGGATATTTCAAACAAAATATCATTTTAAGGATAATGCTGATTTAGAATTAATAAAATATTCTACATCATTATTGAGGGATTTTGCTGTTAGAAAACCAGAATTAATTTTTGGGTTGAATTTTCCTGGAATTGGATGTGGGCATTTACAATATGATAGTGTATATAATATAATTAAATATTTACCAGATAATATTAATATATATAAAGGATACTAAATGATATGTAAAAAATGCGGAAGTACAATGATGGTAAGAATAAACAGTAAAACAGGAGAAAAATTCTATGGTTGTGCTGACTATCCAAACTGTAAATATACCGAACCATTTGAGATATTTGATATAGATGAAGATGAATATGAGGAGAATTATTGTATAGAAGATGAGTCTGTTTAATATAGGATATTTTTTATTAGCTAAAAATGTAAGCATGTATTCTGATTATAAACAGAAATTAGGCTGTGTAATAGCAAAACATAAGCCTATTGGAATAGGATTTAATCTTAAAAAGACCAGGCCAACAAATAGTAAATTAAATTTTTGTAGGTCTAGTCATGCTGAAATTAGATGTCTAATAAATTGTGGTAAAACTAATTTGAAAGGATCAGTAGCATATATTTATAGGCAAACCAAAAATGGTAAGCCTGCAATGGCTAGACCATGTGAAGATTGTCTAAAAGCACTTAAGGATGCTGGAGTAAAAAAAATTTATTATACTATAAACATATACCCATATTTTAAAGTAGAGAAAATATGAACATAAATAAAGCTAATAATAGAGACAGAAAAATAAATAAACGTAAATACGGAATGTTAATAGATAATAGAAATATTTTTATACTAGAAGAAGAACAAAAAAAGAGAAGTTTACAAATAAAAAAAGAACGTAAAAATAAATTAGAAAGGGAAAATTAATATGCAAAACCTTGAGTTTTTAGAAAAATTTACTAAGAAAATGTCAAATGTATTAACAGACAATAAAGATAAAGTTGTAGTACACGATGAAAAAGATTTGTGGTTTGAGAATTTATATACTTCAATGACTTATAATCTTGATAAACTTTGTTACTTTTTTGATGTAAAAAATAAGGAAGAAGCAATTAAATGCTGTATTGATGTTGCTAATTATGCCATGTTAATTGCTAAAGAATTAGAGGAATAATGTTAACAACATTGGCTGTTATAGGTATTTTAGTCGGTATAATACTTATACTTTATTTCTTTATAAAATTACTTATAATTGAAGGTCACCCAGAAGTTATTGGTATAGCCATAGGAGTACTTATAATTATACTTTCTTTAAATTGCGGGTAAATAGTTATGACAATATATAAAATATTGAATAGCGAAGGAAAGAGTTATGGTGGTTTCCAGTGGTCACTACCGGTGGAGAATGTTGATGGAACGTGGACACCTGGAGAATGGACACCAGCAATAAATGGATACCATCTATGCTACAGAACGTAAATGGCAGTATAAGCGTTTTCTATAATTATTTATGGAATAATAATGAAACTCCTTGTAGCTCAATAGGATAGAGCATCAGACTTCTAATCTGTTGGTTGAGGGTTCAACTCCCTCCAAGGAGACTTTAATTTTAAAAAAATGAAGGGAATATGGTATGATAATAAATAAACAAAAAAATATAGTAAAAGCCTGGGTAAATTCCTGGGAAGATATAGATAAAGGAGCTATAGAACAGATTAATCATTTAGCAAATTTACCTTTTATTTATAACCATATTGCTGTTATGCCCGATGTTCATTCAGGGTATGGGGTTCCTATTGGAAGTGTTTTAGTTACAAAAGATGTTATAATTCCTAATGCTGTTGGAGTAGATATAGGTTGTGGGATGGTAGCATTAGATACCGAAATAGATATTAATGAGATTTCTACAGAACAATTAAAAGACATTTTAGGTGAAATTAGAAACCAAATTCCCGTAGGATTTAATCGTAATAGTGAACCTATTTCAGAAGGTTTAATGCCTTTTAGTTATGGTTCTGGAACAGATTTAAATGGAGTTCCTATTTGCAAAAGAGAATACCAGAGTTCAAGATACCAACTTGGTACTCTTGGAGGAGGAAATCATTTTATTGAATTACAAAAAGGAAGTAATAATACTTTATGGGTGATGATTCATTCTGGCTCTAGAAATTTAGGTAAACAGGTTGCAGAACATTATAATAAAGTAGCTAAAGAATTAAATGAAAAATATTTTTCATCTATTCCTAAAGAATGGGATTTGGCTTTTCTACCGCTAGGAAGTGAGGAATCAAATTTATATTTAAATGAAATGGGGTATTGTATTTCATTTGCTTCAAATAATAGATATATAATGATGAAAAAAATTTGTGAAATCATTAGTTATAAAATGAATACATACATAGAAGGGCCAGTAAAAGAATCTATTCATAATTTTGCTGTAGAGGAAAGGGGATATGAAAAAGGTGTAATAATTCATAGAAAAGGTGCTACACCTGCTTGTAAAGATTCTGAATGTATTATACCTGGAAGTCAGGGTACTAAATCTTATATTTGTAAAGGTCTAGGAAATCCTGAATCTTTTAATTCCTGTTCTCATGGTTCTGGTAGATTAATGGGTAGAAATGAAGCAAGAAAGACTCTAAATTTAGAGGAAGAAATTAAAAAGTTAGATAGTAAAGGAATTATACATGAAATAAGAACAGAGAAAGATTTAGATGAATCTCCTAGTGCTTATAAAGATATTGATATAGTCATGGAGAACCAAAAGGATTTGGTAACTCCTATTGTTGAATTAATTCCATTAGCTGTTATAAAAGGATAGGTATATGAAATATTTAGGAAAAGGAAGTAATGATTTAGCTACTCCAAAAGAAGCAGTACTACCTCTATTAGAGTATATTCCGCATAATTACAAAATTTGGGAATGTGCAGTAGGTGAGGGAAGATTATTAGATATAATATCTTCTCTTGGTTATGATGTTTTTGGAGATAAAAATGAAAATTTCTTGTTATCAAATAGAGATGATTTTGATATTATAATTACAAACCCACCATTTAACAAGAAAAATCAATTTCTATATAAAGCCTTTCAGTATAAAAAACCGTTTGCTTTGTTATTACCTATTACTACATTAGAAGGAAGTTATAGGCAACAATTGTTTAGTAAATATGGAATACAGATATTGTTACTAAATAAAAGAATAGATTTTACTGGAAAAGGTAATCCGTGGTTTGCAGTAGCATGTTTTACAAGCGGTATTTTTTCGGAGACACTTAATTATGCTTTTATATAATAATGATAACATTGAAATTCTAAAAAAGTTTATTAATAATAAGTATGAATTTGATTGCATTTATGCAGATTGTATTTATGATAATGAGGATTTATCATGGTTATTTTTGTGTACATCAGTTCTAAAAAAATCTGGAATTATATTTGTACAAACCGATTATCATACAGTTACGCAAATTAAACAGTTATTAGATAATTTAGGACTAAAAATGATAAATTGGTTAATATATAAACAGGAATGGGGAGGTGTTCCTAAAAAAGGTTTTCCAAAAAAACATGATGATATTTTAATGTACACTTATGATTTAGACAATTTTAAATGGTATCCAGATAGAATACAGATTCCTAAAGTTACTGCCGGAACAAGACTAGATAAAAAAGGGACAGGACTAAAAACACCATGCGATGTTTTTGATGATTTAGGAAATTTCTCTACCATTGACAAAGAAAGAGTTAAGATGTATAATAAAAATATACAATGGCAAAAACCATTGAAATTAATGAATCGCCTTTTACTGCCAGTAACAGATGAAGGCGATAAAGTATTAGACCCTTTTATGGGAAGCGGTACTACCGGAGTTTGGTGTAAAAATAATAATAGGGATTTTTATGGGATTGAGAAAGATACAAATATATTTAACCTAGCCAAAGAAAGGATAGAAAATGAGTGAATTTGAATTAGTAAAACATATTCTTGAAAGAGCGGCCTGTAATTTTAGTGTTACGTCTAATTCAACAAAGGGATATTTTATTCGATTAAATTTAGGATATGACGTATTGATTACTTTTGATTTACTTGGAAAATATATATCTACGGAGTTAATTTACTAATGACTGATTTTGAAAAAATTATGGATATATTTAGCTGTTTACCTCAGAAAGTATCAGTATATGAATATAGTGATGGCACTCGTTCTATTGTAGTACTTTTTGAAAATTCTGATGAATTATATATTAATTTTGATGCTAATAATGGCTTTATAAATAAGGATTATTTTTATTATTATTAAAGATTGGAAAATAAATGGAAAATAATGAACCTATAACTATTTTAGAAAAACTAATAAATGAAGATTTTGGAATAGACTTTACTGGAACAAGATGGGGGAAATCAAAATTGCATAGCTCATTAGTGATAGACAGGGAGAAGCAAATTTTCTATTGGAATAGTGAAGGTATAGTAGGAGATGCTTTAATATATTTGACTAGAGTTCGTGGTTGGACTTTTCAACAAGCAAAAGATTATTTAAAAGTATTTCCAAATTATGAGAATACTTATATAGTAACAGAAAAAAAGGATAAACCTGATATAATAATTTACCCAAAAATGGTAGATTTATTTTGGGAAAACGGTAAAAATCATAGGGATTATTGGTATAGGAGAGGAATTACTGATGAAACTATAGATAGATTTAAATTAGGCTATTACAAAGGATTTAATACTATACCATTTTATGTAGATGGTATATTAAGAAATTTTCAATTGAGAATGGATAATCCAAAAACTATTAGGAATTTATTTAAAAATGTTGGGCCAATTCCGTTTAATACTGAAATTATGAAATATACTGATACGATAGTACTAACGGAAGCCCCTACCAGTGCTATTGTATTAAATCAAAATGGTATTCCGGCAGTTAGTCATAATGGAGGAAGCGAATGTTTCTTAAATGAGTGGATAAAATATTATGTGCATCAAAGACTTATTTATATAGTATATGATAATGATAAAGCAGGGAGAATTGGAGCAAAAAAAGTAGCAAATATTCTTGGAATTTTTAGATGCCGCATTTATACGTTTTCTGATTTAGATGAGAATGACTACAAAGGCTATGATGCCGGAGATTATTTTAAGGACGGCGGAAGGGCAAGCGAGTTTATGAGTATGCTAAAAGAAAAATCAAAATTACCTTTTCAACAGGAGTACTAAAAATGTTAGTAAGTATTATTACACCAGTAGAAAATTTGGAATATTTATATGGAATTACTTTGGATTCTATTATATACCAAAATTGTAATAATTTTGAATGGGTAATAGTGTACGATAATTGTGGTAGTATAGATATACTAAAAGACATAAAATACCTATTTGAAGCTAAGAAAATAAAATTGAAATTAATTTGTTTAAATTCTAATTATGGCCCATCAGTAGCTAGAAACGTTGGTTTTCAGGTATCTGATGGGGATGTTATTACTTATCTAGATGCCGGAGATTATATATATCAAGATAGAGTAGATCATATACTAAAAATATTTAATGAAAATGATATAGATTTATTATTTGATGGATATAGTATTTTTGAAAAGGGTTGTTTTTGTGGTAATGTAAACCATCTTTTAACCATGAAAAATTATAATAAAAATAAAAATGAATATCTACACATCCTTAAGTATGTAAACATATCAATACCAATGGGAGTTTCGCACACAAGAAAACCTTTTGTACAATGTGGTGGTTTTCAAAGGGGTATTGTATGTGGAGAAGATGGAATTCTATGGAGAAGAATGTTAGATTTTATTGAAAAAAATAGAATAATGTTTACAGATTCTATTGCTGGAAATTATTATGTAAATCAAGTAGGTCAATCTAGAACACAACGTAGATTTGATAATGGAGGATTTGCTTTTGATTCAAAAAATCCAGAAGGGAGTAATGGACAATACCTAGATAAAGATTGGTTTGAAACTTTTTCTAGTGTTAAATTGTTTGATAGAAAAGATGTATAGTATAGTATGTGATGGAGGAAGAAACAGAAAAAATGGTGGAGCATACGGATCATTTAAAATATATGATGGGTACTCTATAGATGAGAATAAACTACTACACCATGAAAAATTATTATTTGGTAATTTTACCTCAAATGAGGCCGAATATTTAGCTATGATAGAATCGCTAAATTTTGCTAAAAAGATGGGATATAAAAATATAAAAATTTATAGTGATTCTCAATTAGTTTTAGGGCAAGTATTTCGTGGTTATATGTGTAATTACGAACATTTGAAAGAAAAAAGAAAAATAATTTGGGATTTGTTGGATTATTTTGAATCCAGTGAGGGTATAAAACTAGATAATAAGGAAATAAAAAGGATTTTAGGACATTAATATGGAAAAATTATTTTATAATAAGGTACTTGATTACGGGTATATAAAATTGATTGATTTTATGGGGAATGATAGGACTGTTATTAACTGTGCAAGAATTAGTTTTGATAAAGCAGATTTTTTTGAAGACAAACAACTTAATGAAGATGAAATAAATTTTATTAATAATCTGGCTAAAAATAAACATGAATCTCCTTTTTTTCATCCACAGATTCAATTTGAATTCAGGATGCCAATAGTTATTGCCAGACAATGGTTAAGAAGCACTGTTGGATTTTCGTTTTCGGAGCAATCTAGAAGATATACAAAAGATAATATAATTATTTATTCTCCGTATAATTTAAAGGGAAAAGATGACATAGAAAATTCAGTATTAACAAGAAAAATATATAAACAAAATGTTGATTCATTAAATACATATAATTATCTAATAGATAATGGAGTATCACTAGAACAAGCAAGATTTGTCTTACCACAAAGTACATATACTAAATTTGTTGAGACCGGCAGTTTATTTGCTTGGGCAAGATTATATAATTTAAGAAATAAATTTACCCACTCACAAGGAGAAACACAGGAATATGCAGAGGCATTGGGTAAAATTATTGATGTTCTATTTCCTGTTTCTTGGAAAGCCCTTACGAAAGGAAATTAAATGGATAATATTGCTTTTGATATAGATGGAGTATTATATAATTGGCAAAACCATGCTTTTACTTGGTGTGAAAATTTTAAGAATTTAGATATAGATTTTTCCTCTTTTTGGAAAGAATGGATTCCTCAGCAAAAACCAGAATTTCTAGATTTTTTAGTTGGAATCTTAGACTTATATACTAAAACTGCCCCTGTTACTGGTGCAGTAGAGTTATTAGATGAATATAGTAAAAAATATAATATATATTATATTACAGCAAGAGATAAAGATTGGTTAGAGGGAATTACTATTAGATATTTTAAAAAGTATAAATTCCCTCAAATAGATAATTTAATCTTTACTAAAGATAAAACTGTTCCGGTAAAATTGCATAATATAAAATATTTTGTTGAAGATAGTTTTTATTGGGCAAATATGTGTAAAAAACTTACAAATATGATATTAATAAAGAGACCATATAATGAAGATTTTCACGATGAAAATATAAAAGTAATTAATTATTTAGAAGAGGTTAAAAATATTATACCATGATAGATCAAAAATTATCTACCAGAGCTTTTGCAGTACAGGCAAAATTAGAAAATAGAATGGGAACACAATATTCACGTTTGGCTAGACCTATATGGGTTGAATTAAATTCTGCCCATAAAAAATATTTAGATAATCCTACAAATGATTATAAGAATTATTTAGAGAGGATTGTTGTAAAGGCTGAAACTTTAGTGGAAAATACAAAGGAGACTAAAAATAATGTTATTTACTAAGATTAGTAATCTAGCAATTTTACCTAATAGAAAGCACGATACTGATGCCGGTTTAGATTTATATTCTAGTGAAGATGTATTAATCCCAGCAAAATCTATTAAAATTATAAAAACTGGAATTAAATGCAAACTACCTGAAAATACTGTAGGGCTAATAAAATTAAAAAGTAAAAGTAATTTTATTATTTTAGGTGGTGTTGTAGATGAAGGTTATACAGGTGAATTACTTGTAAAGATTTTCAATTTTATGGAAGTTGCTTTACATATAGATAGGGGAACAGCTATAGCCCAATTGCTGGTTGTACCAATTATTAGACCAGATGTAGAGGAAATTACTCTGGAAGATTTTGATAAAATTAATACTTCTAGAGGTTCTACTGGAGGAATAGTTACACAATTATCAATGTTTGAGTTTATAAATGAATAATAATGATTTTTTAAAAGAAATAGAGATATTATTTAATATGGATGACAATCCATTAAAAAGACACAGACTTAAAAAAATAATAGAAAAAATACAGAAAGATGCTGTAGAGAAAAGCAAAGAAGAGGAAAATAAATATGCAATTAACAGAGAAACAAGAGAAAATATTTAAGAGAAAATATGCTATAGATGAAAAGGAATCCTGGGACGACGCTTGTCTCAGGGTTTCTTCTCATGTAGCATCAGCAGAGAAAAAAGAAGATCAAGCATATTGGGCAAGTAAATTTTTTACTCTATTGAATGAATTAGTATTTCTTCCTGGAGGAAGAATTCTAGCAAATAGTGGTACTTATTTAAAGAATTTAGGAAATTGTTTCGTTCTACCTTTAGGAGATTCTAGACAGGAAATATATCAGGCCTTAAAAGATTCGGCAGAAGTTTTTGCTTGGGGAGGTGGAGCAGGATTTAATTTTTCTAAAATAAGAGAAGAAGGTTCTCCAATAAAATCTAATCATTCCAAAGCAAGTGGCCCACTTTCTTTTATGTCTTTATTTGACCAGACTGGAGAAGTTATACAGCAAGCATCTAGACGTGGAGCAATGTTAGGATTATTGGATGATAATCATCCAGATATAGAAAAATTTATAGGTTATAAATCCTCTTTAAATTCAAGAAATAAGAGATTAATAGATGAATATAAAATTAATCTTGAAAACAATAAACTGGATTGGCACAAACAAAAAATAGATATTTTAGAAAAAACTTTACTTGATGACCAGTTAACTCATTTCAATATTTCTGTTTCTCTTTCTGATAAATTATTTGAAAAAGCAAAAGTAGATGGAGATTGGGATTTAATTTCTAGGTATGATGGTTTTGTAGTAAAAACAATTAAAGCAAAAGATATTTTAAATTTAATGGCAAAACAGGCATGGGAGAGCGGAGACCCAGGATTAAGTTTTGTAGATAGAATTAATGAAGATAATTTAGTACCTTATTATGGAAAACTGGAAGCCAGCAATCCATGCCTGGATAAAGATACTTTAATTAGTGATGGAAATAAGTTATTTAGAATTTCCAATGCTGGCAAAGCTACGGAATTTAAATCATGGAAAACTGGAAATAAAGAATGTATAAAATTAATTACTAATGCCGGACACGAATTAATTCTTACTCCAGAACATAAGATAATGGTAAAAGATGGTACTTTTATAGAGGCAAAAGATTCTTTAGGAAAAGAAATATTCTGGTGTGTGGAAGAAAAGAAAACAGAAATAAATGAAACTTATAGATTGTTAGGCTTTATCTTTGGTAAAGGATTTATTTGCAAAAATGGAAAAGGCATTTCTATTAAACTGAGTAAAAATAAGGAAAGCGAGATTTATAATAAATTTATTTCTATTGGTTTTATAAGAGAAGATCATGGCTATCTTTATATAAATAAGGAAAAAGCTATTGAATTATTTGGAGATATTTCTTTTTTGGAGAAAAATGTTTTGTACAGAAATATTCCAGATTCAATTTTACTTTCTGATAAAAATATTTTACGTTCTTTTATTTCTGGATTATTTGAGGCAAATGGAAATTGTAATTTATTTAGTCAAATCTCTTTGAAAACTACATGCAAAGAATTAGCAAAACAGGTGCAAATTATATTAGGATTTTTAGGAATTAAATCATGGATTTGTACAAATAGGCCTAGTTTAATTTTATGGAAAAATAGAGATTACATTTCTAAGGAAAGTTATAATGTACAAATATCCCCTAGGAATTCTTATAAATTTAAGGAATTTATTGGTTTTATATCAGAATACAAAAACTCTAAGATAAAGAAATTTGAAAAAGAATATGATGAAAAGTTAATTGTAAAAGAAATAGAACCTGTAGGAATAAAAGAAGTATGGGATTTTACCACAGAAAAACATTATAAATTTTCTAATGGATTTGTAGCACATAACTGCGGTGAGTTAAGTTTATTTCCCTACGAGGCGTGCTGTTTAGGATCAATAAATTTATTAAAATTTGTTGATGATGGAAAAATTTTGTGGTCTGATTTAGAATATGTTACTAGAGTTGCTGTTAGATTTTTAGATAATGTTCAGATTCTTACAGAAATTCCGGTTGAAAAAATAAATGAAACTACCAAAAAATTAAATAGAATTGGTTTGGGAGTTATGGGGTGGGCTGATATGCTAGCCGAGTTAAATATTCCATATAATTCCCCCGAAGCTATAAAATTAGCTGAATATTTAGGGTGGTTTATTACAAATTTTGCATGGCTTGAATCTTTAAATTTAGCAAAAGAGCGTGGAGCATTTCCTCTTTATGATCCAGAAAAAGTAAATTTATCTGTTATAGATAAAGTTTTAAATTCTGAATTTAATCCATATAAATATGATATGGAAAAAATTAGAAAATCTGGAGTTAGAAATGTTTCTGTTACTTGCATTGCACCTACAGGTACAATTGCTTTGATAGCCGGAGTTAATTCTGGAATAGAGCCGTTTTTTGCATTGGCTTATAAAAGATATATTACTGATGGAATTGGAAATATAGCAAAAGATTCTCTTATTGAAATTAATCCAATTTTACTAAAAAAACTAATGGGAGATGGTTTGCCTGAAAATGAAATAGATAAAATTAAAGATGAGCTTATTCGTACAGGAAGATTAAATAATAATAAATATAGTAATATATTTAAAACGGCTTTGGAATTAAATTGGAAAGATCATGTTAATATGCAGGCCGCATGGCAAAAATATATATCATCTAATATAAGTAAAACAATTAATATGGAAAATTCTGCTACAGTTGAAGATATTTATAATGCTTATAATTATATGTGGGAAAAAAGATTAAAAGGCGGTACGATTTACCGCAATGGATCAAAACAATTCCAGATATTAAATATTGGAAAAAAGTAAAATCGAATTTAAACGTAAATTTAATTTTTGAAATTTAATCGTCCTACGGAATAAAAAAATGCCTGAGAAAAAATTAATCTCTCAGGCATTTTTAATTTAAAATGATTCTATGTATAGATGGATAAAACTAAATGTCCATTTATTTTTTCCTCCTCATAGTCATAATATATTTCTACTTTGGCCGGTATTTTTATTTCAGCAAGAAATTTATCAATATCGTCTAAAGTATTTAATTCTACATAATATTCTTTAGACGGTATAAGAAAAGTAATACTATTAGAATTAGATTCTAATATATATTTTAAACCTTTGTTTTTATTCTTAAGTTTTTCAATTTGTTTTTCCCAATCATCATTACTATAGAAAGTCCTAGATATAGTTTTTTTGCGTATAATATTTCTTTCTTTAATTTTTTTGAAGTCTATTCCAGGAATAGTTATTGGATCATCATTAAAATAAATCCTCATTTTATTATTTCCTATCAACCATAGTATTTATAATTTGACCTTCTATTTTTTTATTATTAATATATAATTCAATACAAAATATAGAATCGTTTCCATTTATTTTGTTAATAATTTCTTCCATCTCTTCTATAGAATTTACTTCAATATAATATTCTAACGGAGATATACTTCTTGTTTTAATCTTTTCTTTACTAATGGGATTAGTACTAAATATATCAGGATAAAAACATAATTTCATTTATTTACTCCCTATTATTATTCAGATTAATATATAGTACGTATTTCTCCCTCATGTTTTTTGGTAGGAAATTCTACCAAAACACGTTTGGAATAATTTTTTATTTTTGCATGTAATTCTTCTATAGTTTCTATTAGTATATAGTATTTAGTACTTGTCCAAGTAAATTCAATGTAATCTTCTTTAATTATTGAATTTGGGGATATTTTTGCTTCTGATATTAAACTTTTCCACATTCTTTCTTCTACTTCGGGATTATTCCCAAACATTTCCATATTTTCTTTTCTAGTTGTTTTATATAAATTTGGAATTACTTCTTCAATTGTTTCTGTACAGAAATCTTTAGGACAATAAAATTTAATCATATTTAATTTCTTTTTTATATGTTAAGGTATTATATCCAGTACGTTTTACAAATGTAGAATCAATTAATTCCCAATTACTTTTATTCATCACCTCATTAGCTAGATTAAAATCAAAAAATTTTTCTATGGAATGAAAAATGATAGAATATTTGTTATCCTTTGCAATTTCTTCTGCTATTTGTAATATAAGTTTATATAGTTCTAATCTTCTATTTTTAGAAAAATAAGAGTTAGGATTCACATGGTGTAAGATTAAAATTCCACAACAACCTGGTAATTGATTTAATCTAAATTCCCATACACATTTTCCTAACCAACCCCACTTACCCATATTTTTTTTGGAAAATACCCTAATAATATTATTATCATTTTTTGGTTCTTCACCTTTAATTGGGGATTCAATATAAACATCTAATCTAATAATTTCTTTTGTTTTTTCTACAATTTTATTTTGTAGTTTTTCATTAATACCAATACAATAATCTAACTTCATTAATGTAGGGTCTAGTTCTAACATTCCTTTATCCATTTTATTCTTCTCCTTGTATTTTCTAATTAAATATTTTTTGTAAAAATTAAAACGGTATTACCTGTTCGTCTATTCAAAAAGCTAATTTCTTTTACCCATCCACATTTATTTAATAAATTTATTTCAGCTTCATTATTATCCACAACTGTTGTCATTAATTTATTACATTTTAAATCTTTTGCTATTTGAACTTTAATTTCTTGAAGAAACTTTGCAATACCTCTTTTTCTAAAAGCCGGATATACCATCATATAATAAGATACTAATATATTAGAATTTCCAGGGTATTTTCTTAATATAAATCTACATACAGGTCTGTGTTTTTTAGACCATACTTCTAGAGACATTGGTTTTGCTTTTTTATCACCACCGGTATAGTAATCTGTATTATAGTTAACATAAACTTCTTCTTCAATTAATTTACTAATTTCTTTTTCTATCTTATCAATAATACAACCATTTATAATTATATTATCGTAATATAATTTTAATTTTTTTTTCATGTTATTTCTCTATTTTATATTTTATTTCTAGATTTCCTTCTTCAATTTAATCTCACCGGTTTTTGGTTTTGCAGTAATAGAAAAATATTTCCTCCAAATTTCATATCTATCTTTTTTGGAAAAAATTGTGGAATCTAATAATTTTGTAAGAGATTTAATTCTGTTATCATATCTACAAAAGTTTTTTTCTGATACTACGGTATAACTAGAAATTAATACATATTTATTATTAACTTTCTTTAATAAATTACATGTAGTTAGTTTATTTTTACTGTTATGTGAAAAATCAATTTTATATTCAGAATTTTTAATATCAACTTTAATCATTTTATTTGTCTCCTTTTTAATTTAATATTGGTTATTTTTATTTGTTTTGAATTTTAATTTTATTATATGTTCTGTTTCACTTTCATCGTACGAATAATATTTGATAATTTTACTATCAATGGCAACCTTTAATGCTGATTGTATTGTGGAAATACTAACATTATTTTTATTTAATCTTATCTCATCTTTATTATATAAAGAATTAGAATAAATCATATCATATATATTTAAATTCGACCTTCTTTGTGTTGACATTTTATTTACTCCACAATAATTTTAAATCTAGTATAATAATTTTTATAGTTTTTCTTTTCATGTATAATTTTTTTCTTGCTTGGTGATGAATATAATTCTATCCAGTATCCCTTTATACATACTAATAATCTATACATTTTTGCTCCATCTTTTAATAAATTCAAAAAACTTTTTTGTGTCATACATAAATTCTGGATGAAATTGCACTGAAATAATATTACTACTTTCTGTTGATTCAATTACACTACCATAATAAGACGTAGGAATTAGCCCTCTTCCATTTTTAATTACTCCCTGATGATGTAAAGAATTAACTCCATTTATAAAAAATTCACTTATATTTGAATTTTTCCATGTTAATTCGTGTTCGTAATTATGATATTCATTCAATTCATATTCAATATCTTGAATTAATTTGCCACCAAGATATGCATTAATTAATTGATGGCCTCTGCATATACCAAGAATTTTATTTCCAAAACTTAATGCTTTTTTTAATATCTCTACTTCAATCTCGTCTCTTATTTTATTTGTATAGGAATATAAATTTTTATCTCCATAAATGGATGGATTAATATCTTCACCTCCACTAAATATAATTAAATCATAGTATTTAAAATTATCTTGTTTATCCACAACTCTTACTTTCTGATTAAATTTATCTTCAAAATATGCTTTAAAAGCGTCATAAGCGATCCCAATATTCATAATAGCATGTCTCCATTATTATATATTTTTTCTACATAATCAATAAAATCTTTAATGGTAGTAAATGGAAAATACGAAAAAGACCTTCCGCTATCAATATATTCCTCATATTTTTTATAGAACAAATAAAAATATCTCATATAATGACCTGAAAAAACTAAAATATGTGTAATTATACCATTAGTTACTTTTCCTCCATTACATACATAATTATTTGCTAATCTATTGTTAATAACTAAATATAAACCAAATGCAGAAAATATAAAGCCGTATTTTAATAAATGTATAATTGATTCTTCTGAAAAATCTAATTTATATCTACATAATAATAGTGCTAATGACATATATGGAGTATATAATAATACTTTATTATACTTTTTTATGCTGGTTATAATAGTATTATTATCTATAATTATTATATCATTATTTATTAATTTACTTTTTTTTATTGTATATCCTAAATTTTTTTCTTTTATTTCCATATAATTTAAGTACATATTTTCATCTAATATTATAGATTCTATCTCACTACAAGTTAATTCCCTACAACTATGTTTATATTGCCGTATGATATTTCCTGTTTTATTTTCCAAAATCGTTATTTCAGGCATTTCCATATCTCCTACAAAAATTATTGTAACATCTTCTGTATAAATTAAAATTATTAGATATATACGTAGCTATTCCATTATAGTTAGTCATATCATTTAATCTATTATATTCCAAAAATTTTTTATTCTTATTTAGATGAAGATATAATCCAAATGCTGTATTCATTGTACTAATATAATCAATATAATATTTATAAGAATTATCTCTATTATCGTAATATATATCAATAATCTTTTTTATACTAGATTTGTTTAAGTCAAGCCCGTGTCTTGACATGAATAATAATAATGATAGTAGTGGTAAATTATAATATAAAATACAATCATTATTATAATAAATAACATTTTCTTTTATTTCTACTCCCTTTATTTTAGAAAATACTTTATGTATATTATCTGGGTCATCAGATTCTAATTTTATTTCTGCTGCTTTAAAACAGTAAGGCCTCCTCAAATAAAGTAACAAAGTTTCTCTACAATTAATAAATTCATTATGAAATATCTTATTATCTTTCCAATTTATAATTGATAGGTGATAGATATATTCTTCTTTCATAGTAATTTAACCCCGTATTTATTGCAGAAATTTTTCGCATCATTATAAAATAATTTTGAATTATTTGCTAAAAAAGTTATAATACCGTCACAGCTATCTTGGTCTTGGTATTCTTTGTCTAAAATATATTTATTTTCATTTAGATAAAGATATAATCCAAATGCTATATACTTTAAATCATTTTTATCAAAACGGTACGGATTAGTATAATAGCAACTTTCGCACGTATATTCACATTCGTAATAATTACATAAATCTTCAAAGTTAAGATTAACAATTTTACTAATGGAGGATTCTTCTAAATTAATTCCATATCTTGTCATAAATAATAATAAAGACATTAATGGTTTATTTAAATGTAATATATTGTCAGTTTTATACGATATGGTGTTATTATCAATTAATACTCCATTTATTTTAGAAAATACTTTATGTATATTATCTGGGTCATCAGATTCTAATTTTATTTCTGCTGCTTTAAAACAGTAAGGCCTCCTCAAATAAAGTAACAAAGTTTCTCTACAATTAATAAATTCA